TTGACAATGTAAGTCTTGATAACTTTGCACATAACAGTTATTACACTTCTATGAGAGAATTCATTAATGAGTTACATAAGGAAGATGGTAGGGATACATTTATGACATACATTAAAACAAGGAGTGGTGTACACATCATCACACAACCATTCAATACAATGAGATTCAAGGAAAGATATCCTGATGTTGATATTCAAAAGAAAAATCCAACATTGCTTTATTTACCAAATAGTTTAGATATATGAAATTAGTTTTAGAAAAGGGTCAACGATTGTGGTTTACATCAGATACCCATTATTCACACGCAAACATTTGTTCAGCTACTACGACTTGGAAAGATGCTGATGATACGTCACGTCATTTCGATTCGATTGAAGACATGAATAACACCATCGTAAACAACATTAATGAAGTGGTTGGTGAGAATGATATTTTAATTCACTTGGGTGACTGGTCATTTGGTGGGTTTGATAAAATAGAAGAATTTAGAAATCAAATCAATTGTAAGAATATACACTTGGTATTAGGTAACCACGACCACCACATTCGTAAAAATAAAGAAAACATTCAGAGGTTATTTAATTCCATTCACGATTACTTATACCTTGACCTACGAATTCCAAATGGTAAATTCGTTGATAAGTTTTCATTTGTATGTATGCACTATCCAATTGCAAGTTGGGACAATATGAATGCTGGCGTTATACATTTACATGGTCATTGCCACTTATATCTTGAACATCGTATTGCAGAAGGTAGGGCTATGGATGTCGGTATGGATGGTAACGGATTGTATCCAATTGGATTATCTGAAATCTTATCACTATTAAGTGACCGACCTATCAAGAAATTATGTTTACCTAAAGACCACCACGAAAAAAGACTATTATGAAAGAATTATTTTTATTAAGAGGAGTACCCGGTTCGGGAAAGTCAACGCTTGCTAAATCGTTGGGCGGTATTCACATGGAAGCCGACCAATACTTTATGGAAAATGGTGAGTACAAGTTTGACGCATCTAAAATTAAAAGTGCTCACGAGTATTGTCAAACACAAACACGAGCATGGATGTCTACTGATGGTACACAAGTGAACGTTGACCGAATTGTTGTTTCGAATACATTTACCCAAGAGTGGGAGATGGAATATTACTTCAATTTGGCTAAAGAATTCGGCTATCGTGTTTATTCAATAATTGTTGAGAATAGACATGGTGGGATTAATGAACACGGATGTCCAGCGGATAAAGTAAAACAAATGTCAGACCGATTTGAAATTAAATTATGTTAGAGTTATTAAACAAATATCATAACGATGGTTTGTTGTACAAACAAACACATCCGACACTTCCTTTGACTATATGGAACTATACCGAGAAGGTACAATACGAAGGTTTGTGGGATGAGGTTACTTTGATGTGTCGTGGGTTGGTGACCGATTCTGAAGGTACTATTATAGCTAGACCTTTTAGGAAATTCTTTAATATGGAAGAGGGTAAACACGCTCCAACTTCTGAATTTGAAGTATATGAAAAAATGGATGGGTCGTTGGGTATATTCTTTTACTATGAAGGTAATCCCGTATTTGCTACCCGTGGGTCGTTTACTTCAGACCAAGCGATTAAGGGTAGAGAAATCCTAAATAAATACAATTGGCAGTACGGAACATATGAGGGTTACACTTACTTGTTCGAAATTATATACCCTGAAAACCGAGTTGTAGTAAATTACAATGGGTTAGAAGAACTGATTGTTTTGGGTGTGATTGAAACCTCTACCGGTAAGGAATGTAAATATTCAGAAATGGAGAATGAGGGATTTGTACTCGTTAAAAAATACGATGGTATTAAAAATTACTCAACACTAAAGTCACTCATATCAAATGATGCTGAAGGATTTGTAGTTCGTTTCTCCAATGGAGACCGAATGAAAATTAAAGGTGAAGAGTATCTTCGTCTCCATAAGATTATGACCAATCTATCTACTACAGCAATATGGGAGTTGGTTTCGAGTGGTGGTAATATTGACAACATCCTTAAAGATGTTCCCGATGAGTTCTACAAGAAAGTTAAAATGTATGTAAGTAGCTTAAATTACGGATACTACCAATACTGGAATCAATTGGGTAAAACATATGATTACTTCAGATTTGGTAAGTATGGTGATATAGAAGTAGAACCAACCAAGAAAGAATTCGCAGAACACATCAAAGACCATCACCCAATAGCTAAATCAATAATGTTTGCTATGTGGGATGATAAAGACTATGATAAGATAATTTGGAAAGCTTTAAAACCAAAATTTGAAAAACTTTAAAATAAAATGAAAAAGGGCTTGTATAAGTCCTTTTTTTTTATTACATTTGTATATAACTAAAAGATATGACACAATTAGGTTACTGCTGTATTAACATGACCCTTGGTAAGAACAAGATTACTACCAACCGGTCTATGATACGAAAAACATTTCTTGCCGAAGGTATTAGTAGGTCATCTGACCTTGCTCTACAAAACGCAAAAGACTTGGTAGAGATTATCAAGTGGAATCATACTAACGGATTTGGATTATTCCGTATGACCTCTGACCTTGTTCCATGGGCTAGTGAGTTTGAGCTCAATCAGATGCCAGACTATCAAAAGTTTTCCAATGTACTCAAGGGTGCAGGTACTTTGGCTAAATCATATGGCCAACGTATTACATCACATCCTGGCCCATTCAACGTGTTGGTATCACCTAACGAGAAAGTTGTTGAGAACACCATCAAAGACCTTTCTCTACACGGAGAGCACTTTGACCTTATGGGATTAGAGAGAACTCCGTACAACCTAATTAACATACATTGTAATGGTGTGTATGGTGACAAGCAATCTGCTATGGATAGGTTTTGTAAAAACTTCGAACGTCTGCCAGAATCAGTTCAGACTCGACTGACTGTTGAGAACGATGATAAGGCTAGTATGTATTCAGTCAAAGACCTTATGTACATCCACGAACGTATTGGTATTCCGATTGTCTTCGATTATCACCACCACACGTTTAATACAGGTGGACTGACTGAACAAGAAGCTCTCGAACTTGCTATGTCCACATGGGGTAACATCAAACCACTTGTTCATTATTCAGAGTCCAAGACCTTGGAAGACCCTACTGCTAAGCCACAAGCACACTCTGACTACATCTATTCAGAAATCAATACATATGGTCATAACCTTGACATTGACATTGAGGCTAAGATGAAAGAGCTGACTGTTTTAGATTATTTGTCTAAATTTGGTAAACACTCATAAGGGCATAGTATGGGGAATGCTTGATAATATATCATTATTAACAATCTGCTTGATATTTATGTTAGTCACAAGCAGCTTGTTTGCTTAAGCGTTAAGCGGTTATCATCAACTTGATTGTGATAATAAGTACAGATTGGAAAGTTAATAAAATCAGGTTTTAGAAAAAATAATGAAAAAGTTTTTAACAAGGGAAAATGGCTTTATCGTATTGATGGTTATCAGTACGTTTGCACTCGCCGGTTCAGCGGCTTATTATTCGGTATTTGGATTGAGTTCGCTCTTCGCAGGTGCTCGTACTGAAGTTATAATCATGGCTGGGGCTTTGGAGTTCTCTAAACTTATCCTTGCATCATACCTACATAATCATTGGAATAAAGCCGGTTGGATGAAATGGTATCTAACTCTCGCAGTCGGGGTTCTTATGTTAATCACATCGGCAGGTATCTATGGATTCTTAACATCAGCATATCAATCAACCGCTGATAAGTTAGGTGCTACTGACAAGTTAGTTAGTGTGGTCGAATTAAAGAAGGGTAGATTTCAAGAACAATTAACATACTACAATGATGAAAAAACTAAACTAAACGAATCAATCAATTCACTTCGTGGCGGTCTTGCTAACAATACTCAAAGTCGAGTTGATTCTCGTGGTAATGTAATAACAAGTACATCATCAGCTCAACGTAAATCATTAGAATCACAATTAACCACAGCCGTAGAACAACGAGAATCTATATCAAAAAAAATAGAAGTGTTATCAGACTCCGTTACAAGTTTGGAGTTAGAAATATTAGACCTACAAACCAATAACGAAGTAGCTGCTGAAGTAGGGCCGCTTCGCTATATGTCTGAAATAACAGGCAAACCAATGAATACCATAGTCAACTGGTTTACACTTTTGATTGTGTTTGTATTTGACCCATTAGCCATATCGATGGTTATAGCTCTAAATAAATTAACTAAAAAGGAATCGCAAGATGACAAACTCAATATTGATGTTGATAACAATCATACTAACGTTGTTGATAATGGGATTTCTACTATCAATACCATTGATGAAGAAGTACCACAGCCAGAAATTACAAATTCAGAACCAATCGATACAAACGGAGAAGATGCTCCGATTGAAGTTGAACAACCTAAAGTCGAAGTTAAAAAAGAAAAAGAAGAGGTAGTCTTCATACCCACGGATGATGATATTGCAAAAGAATTATATGGTGAGATTGACAAAGGTTTACCAAAAAAACAAACTGTACACAGATATAAACGAAAATAATTTGGAAAACTGAAATATTTTTCGTATATTTGAATCAATATAAAACAAAAAATAAAAGAAAACGATATGGATGAATTGTATGTAACTACCACCGGAGACACGACTAATATTAGATATGAAGATACCGATTCGGTTGGTAGAGATTCGGATAACCAACGTAAGTATTTCCGTGAGTTTGATTACGGAATTGATTTTACCGATAATGTTATACTCATCCAAGATGAGATTGTACATGGTTTAACTTTTGATATTATCTCTAAAGTTAGATTGATTCGCAAAATCAATCCAAATGCTGATACGATAAATGTCATGTTAAATTCACCAGGTGGTGATGTTGTAGAAACTCTTGCTTTGATTGATTACATTCATACTATGAAATCTCAAGGTATTACATTTAATATTATTTGTCGAGGTATGGCAATGTCAGCTGCTGCTTTATTACTCGCTTCTGGTACGGGCGTTCGTAGTGCAAGTAAACACTCAAAAATTATGGTACACCAATTGTCTACATTTGCTATTGGTAAATTGAGTGATGTTAAATCAAACGCAAAATTCTCCGAACAACTTGAGGATGAATGTAATGAACTCATGAGTCAATTCACCAAAAAGGATAAAACGTATTGGGAAGAGAATCAAAAGTCAGATTATTTTTTAAATGCTCAACAAGCATTGGATTTAGGAATTATTGACCAAATTATTTAATATATGATTAACTATTTTAGCGCAGAAGAATTGGTATCGAACTACGAAAAATTCCGTTCTGTCATCAACAAAACATTCACTGGAGAAAGACTTGATGCTCTAAACAAAATGTACGACCACTTTGAGGAACGTATGATTTACACCCCAGCATCATCTACTGAACATTTTCACAATGCTTTTCCAGGCGGCTACGTTGACCACGTTCTTCGTGTTACCAAGAACGCTCTGAAGATTTATGACCTATACACGGAACTTGGAATGGGTCAGGGTGATTACACTCGTGAGAATGTTATATTTACAGCACTACATCACGACCTTGGTAAACTTGGTACTCCTGAAGAGGATTTGTACATCAAGAATGATTCTGAATGGCACGTAAAAAATCAAGGTAAGATTTACAAATATAATTCAAACATTCATTGGATGAATCTAACCGATAGGACTTTTTACTTGTTGAATTATTTTGGAATTAAATGTACTCAAGAAGAGTGGATTGGTATTAAACTTACCGATGGTCTATATGATGAAAATAACAAAGAGTATTTTATCAAGTTTGATAAAGACCTTGCATTAAAAACTTCATTACCATTTGTAATGCATACTGCTGATTTATTCGCTGCTCGATTTGAAAACGAACGATGGTTAAATGAAATGTCAGCTGAAAAGTCAACTCGTAATCCAAATGGTAGACCATCCGCAAAACCAAAACTTGCTGAAACCTTTACAAATGGTGGGTTTGGTACTACTGATGTGTTTGATGCGTTTAAAGATTTAATCGAAGACTAATATGATTATTACTATTTTATTATTACTCGTTGTGTGTGTTTTATTATACTCAACATACAACCTATTAAACAAATATGAAGCCCTTGAAGCTGAATACGACATTTTGTATGCTGAATATGAAATGTCCGAAACTCAATTATCAAATATGGCAGGACACATTGATAATGCTATTGCTCGTATGAAAGAGATTGACAAAATTGGGTCGTTTGAAGCTGATGATGAGACCGGTTTTATTTTTAAGGAGATGTATCAAATTGTAGAAGATTTAGAAGAATATTATGGCGAGACGAGCGGGCAAACCGAAGAGTAAAAGGTATTTTACATCAATCACCGAAATGGCCATAAATGCTTATAATAAGTGTGATGACCAACGGTTGAAAAATAAAATCTATAATAGGTTTATACACTACCCATTTGATAAGTTAGTTGAGAATGTAATTCACACATATAAAACTTATTATTTTGATGTACCTTATGAGGATGTTAAACAAAACGTAGTTGCATTCCTAAACGAAAAGATTCATAAGTTTAAGGGTGAAAATGGTAGAGCGTTTTCTTACTTTACGGTTATCGCAAGAAACTATCTTTTTAATGAGAACAATCAGAACTACGCTCAGTTCAAAGCTCGTGAAGACGTTGACTCAATTGACACATCACGAAACATTGTGAATGAAGTTTGGGAAACACAACATTCAGAAATGCAGTCTGACTTTATGGACTATTATGTCAGATACATGGACCATAACATTTACAGCTTATTTGAAAAAGACCGAGATAGGAAAATTGCAGATGCTCTTACTGAATTATTCAGAACTCGAAAAAACCTATACTCATATAATAAAAAGGCTCTTTATATACTTATAAGAGAACGAACCGGTGTACAAACTCAATATATCACAAAGGTAGTTGGTAAGATGAAATCCATATATGTAATACTATATACCGACTATAGCCGTGGTGATAATATTAGTATAACACACCGAATTGGAGAATTTAATGGATAGACACGAAGAAATATTTAAAGGTAAAACGTTTTCTGATTTAATGAAAGATGTTTATGAGAATCAGAAAAAGAAAGACCGACAAATAAAATTATTGATAGCACAACTTGAGCCGCTCGTTAGGAATCTTAACGATGCGGCTGTTGTCGTTCCACTCATTAAGGAATATCTCGATGTATCAGTTAAGAATGACGATGCTCTTATAAAGTTAGCCGCTATCGTACAACGTATGATGAAAGACAGCGCTGTTGCTGAAACTGGTGGATTTATATTATCTGATGAAGAGAAAAAGCAGTTAATGGCTGCTATGGATGAAGTTGAAAAAGACTTACCTAAACAATCAGACGAGGATGATGAATGAAATTAGGTACAGTACAAAAAATAAACCTAAACGATAAAGACCCGAATTTAGTAAATTCAATTACAGTATCAAGTAATTCAGGTGGAGTTGGTAGTAACATAGAGTGCTATCCGCTATCTATGAATTTTAGACAAATTCCTGTAATCGGTGAACAAGTATACATAGTTGTAGGTTCAGACGCAGCATCATCAGCTGTTGCTAGAAAAGCCAAAAACTATTATCTATCTCCCGTATCTTTACAATTCAATGTTAATCATAATTCATTACCCAAATTAAATTACCTACAACCTGGTACATCTGCTGGGGCAGCTATAGTACAATCTTCAGCTGGTATTCCTGCTAGAGCATCAACCGACTCTTCAGTTAACTTTGGTAATGGATTCGTTGAATCTCCAAACGTATCTCAACTCCAAGGGTTTCTTGGTGATGTTATTTTAGAAGGTCGATTTGGTCAATCTATAAGATTTGGGTACACTCCAAGGAATGTAAAAAAAACTGACATATTGGTAGATGGTGCTACCATTGAACCAACGTGGACATCGACAACTCCTGAATCACCAATTACAATATTTAGAAATGGAGCTGGTATCAGTCGTGGATATAATAAGTTTGTAGTAGAAGATATCAACAAAGACGATACTTCGATATGGATGACATCTGCTCAAACAGTACCTCTTAAAACTCAAACGTTACCAATAACGACAACTCCTATTTCTTTTTACAATAAACCACAATTGTTAATTAACTCTGGTCAAGTTGTTATAAACTCCAAAACTGATAGTGTAATTTTATCATCTAATAAAGATATAGTTTTAGCTACGCCTGCTAATGCTACAACAATAGATAAAATAATTGAAGCAATAGAAATATTGGCTCAAGGATTATATCCGACAGCAGTAGGTCCGACAGGCCCACATCCAAGGATTGCCGAAATACTTTTAAAAATAAAACAAGGTTTATAATATGGCTCTTAATAAAACAGAACTCAAAAATGAAATAGCTACAAAACTTGAAGAGTTGAGAAAAAGACCTGGTGGTGGTTCTACTGAAGACTTTGCTAGGATTATAAGTGATGCGATTGATACTTATATTAAAAAAGCTCGTATCAATAATAAAAATGGTGATGATACCGAAAACAAAATAAACTAAAGTAAAGATATTTATTACTATGGACACAAATAAACTATTTAAAGCGATTCAAATAATCGTTAAAGAGGAAGTAAAAAAGGAGATGGCTAAACGTGAAAAAGCTATCCGTGAATCCATTATTAACGAAATTAAATCCAAGCCGGTTAAAAAATCAATATTAGAAAAAGACCCGCTGGATGTTGAACATATATTTGAATCAACTCCAAAGAAAAAATCAAATGTATCATTTGGTGGTAAGTTCTCTGAACTTTTAAATGAGACCGCTGATAGTGGTGAATGGCGTAGTATTAATTCCATGGGTGGTGGTCGAGTATTTACTTCGAATATGGCACAAGGATTTGGTTCGGTTCAAAGCGGAGTATTAGAAAGTGCTGACGGTAAATCCGTATCAGTAGAACAACTTCAACAAACTGAAGCTGGTGCTGCTGTTGTTGACGCTCTTACAAAAGATTATTCAGCTTTGATGAAAGCCATTGATGCCAAGAAGAAAGGTATGTAATGGCTACTCGTAGAGAATGGAAAATAAATCCACTTGATTTAAAAAGGAACACTGCTATTGGTGTTATGCTACCATTGGGTGGTGAACCTTTGTTTAAACTATCATATACCACGGAAGAACAATCCATCTCTAACTTAAAAAATTTGTTGTTAACTCGAAAGGGTGAACGCCCATTTCAACCATTCTTTGGTACTGATGTTTATTCATTATTATTTGAACAACTTACCGATGACCTTGAAGAGTCTTTATCAAATTCATTAACAGCTGATATAAAGTTTTGGTTACCATATATTATAATCAATTCGATTTTAATAAATGTAAATGAAGACACTAATAGAGTAAACATATCATTGAATTACAAAGTAACCGAAACTGGTGCTAATAGAAACATAACAATGAATATATCATCACAAGGAAGTATGACATTAGTTTAAGGAATATAAATGGCAGACAAAGTAAAAAAAGAAGTAAACTTAATTGGTCGTGATTTTGGTGACATAAGACAAAATCTTATAGACTTTACAAAGAACTACTTCCCACAAACATATAATGATTTTAATGAGGCTTCGCCTGGAATGATGTTCATGGAAATGGCATCATATGTTGGTGATGTACTTTCATATTATACCGATGTTCAATTAAGAGAATCAATTCTTGAAGAAGCTCAAGAAAAGAAAAACGTATTTACGATAGCTCAATCATTGGGATACAAACCCAAACTAAATGTTCCAGCAAATACCACGCTGAGTGTGTATCAGCTTGTACCATCAAAGGGTGTTGGTGATAACGTTTCTCCTGATTTCGATTATGCTCTTACTGTAAAAGAAGGTATGAAGGTATCATCGGTATCAAATCCAAACGTGACATTTTCTACTATAGAGAAAGTAAATTTCAGCTTTTCATCATCGTATGACCCAACTGAAGTAACTGTTTATCAAATTGACGAGACAACTAACGAGCCGGTTTATTATCTACTTAAAAAGTACGTCAAGGCTGTTAGTGGTGAAGAAAAAACTGCTACGTTTACATTTACAACTCCAAAAATTTATGATAAAATCAAAATAGAAGATGATGGTCTGATTGATGTTATAAAAATAACTGATGATGATGGTGACGTGTGGTCAAAGGTAGAGTACCTCGCTCAAGACACTATATTTGAACAAGTACCCAATACCACAGACTATTCTTTACAAATGTCAGTATACGCTTCGGAAACTCCGTATTTGCTAAGACTTAAAAAAGTACCAAAAAGATTTGTTACACGAATCGTTGATGATGGTTCTATTGATGTTCAATTTGGTGCTGGAGTATCATCAAATGCTGATGAAGAAATTTTACCAAACCCAAGTAATGTGGGTTCTGCTTTATATACAGCTACATCAAATCTTGACCAAGGAATTGACCCATCTAACTTCTTATATTCAAAGACGTATGGAGTTGCTCCTGCTAACACTACACTAACTGTTACATATAGAGTCGGTAATGGTGTTGTTGATAATGTACCATCTCAAGATTTAACACAAGTATCGGATTTAATTTTAGAAAATGATTCAAGTGACTTGGACAACACGGTTGTTAGAGTAGTTGAACGTTCGGTGGCTGTAACCAATGAAGCTGCTGCTGGTGGTGGTAAGTATGAAGAGGATATTGAAGACGTTCGTCAAAATGCTATATCATATTTTAGAGCCCAAAATAGAGCAGTAACTCGTGAGGACTATGTGTTAAGAGCATATGCAATGCCACCACAATTTGGGTCGGTTTCTAAAGCATACGTTGCTCCTGATTTTCAAGTATCAACATCTTTAGATGGAACTTACATTTCAAAAGGTGGTATTCCAAATCCGTTAGCTATCAACTTCTATGTTCTTGGATATGACGCTAATCAAAGATTGAAAAACTTAAACACCGCAACAAAAGAAAATCTTAAAAACTATTTGTCATATTATAGAATCCTAACCGATGCTGTTAATATTAAAAATGCTCATATTGTAAACGTTGGTATTGACTTTGAAATTATTGTATTACCAAATTACAATTCAAATGAGGTTTTATTAAGATGTGTTGATGCTCTTAAAAAATATTTCCATATTGATAATATGCAAATTAATCAACCAATAAACTTATCAGATGTGTATGTATTATTGGATGGTGTAAAAGGAGTTCAGAGTGTTATTAGACCGAATGAAAATGGTGAGGGTGGTCTACAAATAGTAAACAAATATGATGGGTTATATTCATCTAACAAATACGACATGAAAAATGCTACACGGAATGGTATGATATACCCACCAAAAGACCCTGCTATTTTTGAAGTAAAATATCCTGACACGGACATCCGTGGTAAGGTAGTTAGATTGTTTTAAGAGGTAAGAAATGATTTATAGACTTTATCCAAAGAAAGACGCAACAATCTACGAAGATACACTTCGTAAGAATCAGAACACCGGCAAGGATGAGATTCTTGAAGTTGTAAAATTATATGATACTGATAACACTACGTTGTTAGGAAACAGTCGTGTTTTATTACAATACGACTTATCAGAAATCAGTCAGTCTATCGTTGATGGTGATATCAGCGGAAATATAAAATATTATCTACACCTTGAATCTATTGATGAAACTGAAGTAGCTCCAAACTACACACTATATGTTTATCCAATCAAAGAATCTTGGGAAGAGGGTGTTGGTTCTGAACCAGATACCCCACACAACACTCAAGGTGTATCTTGGGTATATCGTGATGGTGTTACTGAATGGAATATTGTAGAATCTAATTCGTTCAATGGTTTAAATGCTAATACTGTTCCAGGTCTGCTTGGTTATTATGATTTTATATCTACAACATCCCCATTCCAACTTGTAGACCAAATCAATGGTATTAATGGCATAGCTCCTGTACTTCAAGTAAACAATGCTTACCATATGGAATTATCTGCGTCTTACTATGGTGGTGGTACTGCTAACCTTTCAGCTTCATTACAAAGTGGTTCTACATACTATGTAAATTTTGAAATAAACCCAAATACCATAGAAGCAATTGACTTTAGAATTCAGAGACCGAGTGGTTTATATTTCACATCAAATGAGGTTACAAATTACACCTCATCTATCAGAACAGCATCTACACAATCAGTATCGTTTACACCAAATACCACCGGAAATCATAACATACAATTTACTTTCTTCGACCAAGACGCAAGTAATGGAGTAACTGCTACAATTGATAACTTCTTTTTGTATAAACAACAAGAAGCGGGCGTACTGCTAAACGATACTTTTGTAATTACCGGCACACCTGCTTCCGCCAGTTACTTTTTAAGTGAACCAATCACAGGAAGTTTAGGTGAGGTTGCTACTATATTTGTTAGTCAAAGTAGACTAAACATGAGCGCTTCTAATTTTGGTGGAGCTACATTAGTTAAAAGATTTGAATTGTATGGTGGTGTTGGATATACCGCCAGTTTTAATTTGAATAGCGGTAATATGTTTGCTTCGTCATCCGATGCAAGTAGTTCAATAGCATTTTCAATATTAGAACCGGATGGTAGACAATTACAATCTACTGAAATAAATGGATACTCACAATATATAAGTGGGTCATCGCCACACACTTCAAGTTTTGTAGCATCACAAGATGGTTATTACTTTTTTAGATGGACATACTTCAATGATACAGTTGGTGACGCTAGTGCTTCTTTGTCATCATTTTTATTAAGAACCGACCCGGCATTATACCCAACTGGTTCATACTATACTGATAAGACATTTGAATCAAGATATAATGTAAATCAAGGTGGTGGTACTTGGTACACATCTTCATGGGGAACAAATACATCGTATTCACAATCCTTTGATAGATACGTTCAAAATTTAAATGTTGAAGTTACCGACTACGTTAATGATTGGTTGGTTGGTGATAGAACTAACAATGGGTTTATTGTATTAAAAAGTAGAATTGATGAATCGTCTACAAAGAAATTTGGGTCGATGAAATATTTCTCAACTGATACTCATACGATATACCCACCGACCCTTGATATTAGGTGGAATGACTTTACATTCACAACTGGTTCATTGTCACCTCTAGCAAGTGCAAGTGGTGCTGATGATATTATATTATATCTTAAAGGATTGACAACTGAATATAAAGAAAGCTCTAAAGCAAAAGTTAGAGTTTTTGGTAGAGAGAGATATGCTACAAGAACGTTCTCATCATCACCTACTAAAGTTGTAAAATACTTACCACAAACGACATATTACTCATTGGTAGATTCCGAAACCAATCAAGTAATTATTCCGTTCCATGATACTTATACAAAGATAAGTTGTGATTCAACCTCAAATTATTTTAATTTTTGGTTTAATGGGTTACAACCAGAAAGATTCTATAAGTTTGTATTTAAAGTTGTCATGAATGGTACTACAAAATACTATGATGATAATTTTTATTTCAAAGTGGTTAAATAATGGCAGTTGAAAGAAGTATTAAAAGGAATGGTAGGGGTCAGATAATATCATACCCCGTTTCATTTGATGAAAATGGAACTCCGTTACAACAATACGGAAAGCTTGGTATTGGTGCTGGAGATTCAACGGATACTGAAAAATACACAAAGTATTCTTTTTTCAACGAATTCATAGATACAATTTCAGATGAGTTAAGACAAAAGCCAACCATTGTAAATATAAATCCGGCCCCAATATATACAACGGAAATTATAGTAACTGAAGAGGGTACTACAACATCCAATACAAATACAGGTACAACTTCAGGTGGTATCGGTGTACCAATCGTATATCCACCATTTGGACAAGCTGGCGTTCAAAATGGACAACTCCGACAATATCAAGGTGTGACTTATAGATGGAATGGTTACGCTTGGGAAACACAACAGGTTTAATATGTCATTAAATAGATTTACAAATATAGACGACATTACGGGATATGTTCCGGTATTTGGTGAGACTATTCCATCAAGTAGTAAAGATGCCTTATCAAAAACAATATTAAAAATCACCGAAAATGATTTGAGAGGTGTTTACGATGAGGGTGATGTGGATACTGTTTCCGAACTACACATATACGCTGGTGAAAATCGTATACAATCCTACTATAGTAATCCGTTAGATTACATTGGGTCTAAACTATACATTCAGCCAGAAAAAGATATTAGAGATGCTGGAATTAATCAAGGTACATATTCTTTGGTTTATAATTTCCTACAAAGGTTTAATGGTACTCCTAAAAATTCAGATGTAATTGTAAGTAGAATATCAGCCGATAGAACGGAATTAAAATTATCCTTTAAATCTCCAACATCTGGAAAAGCTAGTGCTGGTAACATTCCACAATTATCCTCTGGGTCAACCGGAGAGCTTGACATTGAGGATGAACTTGCGCCTGCTGAAAAAGATTTTAACTTATTAAATGAAGTCTACAATACAAATAGTGTTCAAAACTCTTTTAATAGGTCTACCAATATTCATAGAGATTTTGTATTAAACTTTGGTGACAATAACCTATATGATGTTGTATCCATGGAGTTTTTTGGCGCTCCTGTTGGTGTTGTAGAAACTGAATTACAATGTCCTCGTGGTACTTTCCAAAATGTAAGTACACGATTTCTAAAAACAAACCACGCTGATTCTGATGGTGATTTTTTGTTCATAGAAATATTTACCCCACCTACAGTTATCGGTGGCTCTAACACAAATCAAGATTTAGCCGGAAAAGCAACTGGTCGTTTTTATTACTATAAATTAGAATCAACGGGTGTTAATGGTGGCTATGGGTTTACTCGTAAGGGTGGTTTGGTTGATGTGGATAATCTACCGGATGGTGTTTACGCTCCTGACTTGGAAACTAAAATATTAAATTTAACAGCCGGATTTGATAAGGTAACTTATTCAAGATTTGAAGCATCACCATCAAAGTACACTTCATTGATTGTTAAATTAACAAAACCATTAGGTAACGAAGTACAAGTCAGAAATAGCGTATCGGTATGTGGTCGTTTGTTAAAATCATATGTAGAAAAGATTATAGTATTTCCGGAATCATCGGTGAGGCCGGATAGAGATGACTTTTCAGAACCAAACTTTGCTATAGATGTAACATCAAATTCGGGCAATTCAACCGATTGGCAAACTTGGAATAGTTTGTTGGATGCTGATATGACAACATCCCAACAAATCATAAATCATTATTTTAGTGGGTCACTTGGTCAAACTAAATTAAACATAGACTATTCTGATTTTGCCAATTTTATACACTTCTCATCAGCAACCGAACGTGTTGATAATTTTGTGTATAAAATTAGACAAGTTGAAAATTACAATTCAAGAATAAATTTACTAACAGGTGTTAGTGGTTCTGAAGCAATAACAAACATATCTCAATCGATTGTTCGTAGAGATAGAATCATTGGTGGCTTTGACGACTTCGAATCATGGATGTACTATGATGTAACTAAAAATAATTATACGTTTTGGTCATCATCGGCATACCAGATTGAACCATATCCAAAGGTATCAACATATCCTCACGTTTTGAGACATCTTACAAGTTCACAAGCTGAATCTTGGTATGCTGGTGTTTATCAGTCAGCGTCTTTATATGATGAATTAAACGACTCTCGATTAAGAAACTTTATTCCAATCCATCTACAAGAAGATGACACCAATTCCGACTACATCACATTTGTAGACATGATTGGTCAACACTTTGATGTTTATTGGACTTACATAAAAGCTCTTACTGATATAAACAAACGTGAAGAGCATCCCAAAGATGGTATGCCTGATGAAGTTTTAAAATCAGTAGCACAATCGTTGGGGTGGCAATTATCAAATGGTTACTCGGATGTGAATCTTTGGAAATACGCTTTAGGGGTTGAGAATAATGGTACACTATATCAAACCGGCTCTTTACAATCTAAAGCTAGAGAACAAATTACCCACGAAACTTGGAGACGTATTGTAAATACAATTCCAATGTTGTATAAGACAAAAGGTACGGCTCGGTCAATAAAAGCTATTCTTGCATCATATGGTATCCCACAAGCATTTTTACAAATTCGTGAATGGGGTGGGCCTGCTATTAATGAAAAAAAGAATATCTATGAACATGAGAGATTCTTGTATAAACTTGAATTAAGTAAAGACCAGTATTCAACACATCCATGGGGAACTATAAATACTCAACGACCATCGACCATTGAAATTATTGGTAAAATGCCAATGGGAGATTATCACATCATGCGATTGACAAGTGGTTCTGATTATCTTGATTATTTTTGGGACTATAACTCCAATTCAAAACAAGCACGAATTAGAGCGGGTATCAATGGTAGTAATATAATCAGTTCAAGTTATGTACCATACAAAACAAGACGTGACGTTGTATTCACAATAGCATCTTCAAGTCTATCAATAAATGCAGCTATGGTTGATGATTTTGGATTTATTTTGGCAAACCCAACAGCATCGACCTCAACATCAAATAGTACATTAAATTCTATATGGTCAGTTGCAAAAGCTACGTTACAAGTTCCTGGTCCATACACATTCCCATCGAACAATTATACAGCAAGTGTTCAAGAAGTTAGATATTATACGAGTGTTTTAAGTAATGAGATTGTACAAGAACACGCTAAAAATAGAGAAGCGTATTTTGCTGACGACAATACAACTGACCTGAATATGTTGACAGCATATGATAAGTTATTATACAGAATCTATCCAGATAGTTCATTTAACTCATCATCTATTGTATCAGTTCATCCAAATCAAAAAGTAACACAAACCGACCAAGGTTCTATATTAAGTGCTTCATTTGTTAATGTCTCATCATCAAATCTTGTTGGAGAGGTGGATACTCAATGGGTAACGATTCCATCGGTGGGTGCTCTGAATCTAATGAATAACAAAATTAGAATTGAGTCCGCTTCACTAAAAGGTGTACTAAACCCAGACTATAGTGTTGAGAAAAGTGAATACGATTATGCTCCTTTAGATTCAAATCTAATTGGAACATACTTTTCAACTGTTGATACAATCAACTATGACATATATAATTCCGAAGGTTATTTTGAAATTGATGATTGGGTTGGTGATTCTGATGAAAGATTCAATGATGACTATCCGCTACTAAAATTCAAAGCTAGAAACTACTTTCAAAAGTATACAACCGGTACTGCTATTGATTTAATCATGGATATGTTAGCTCGTTATGATATGTCAGTATTCGAACAAATCAGACAACTACTGCCGGCTCGTGTTGATTGGCGTAAGGGAATTTTAATAGAACCACACGTTCTTGAGAGAAGCAAATACCGTAGACCTCGTGGTATATCATACACTAAACATGACTACTCCGCTAATATTGGTAGAGTTTTACCATCAATAATAGCTTCAAGACAAGACTATGGTTTAAGAAGTGGTTCGTCCGATATAACTGATGGTACAATTGACCTATACAACTATCAATCCGCTACCTACAAATATTACATTGCTCAATTAAGTTCATCTGGTGAATACTTTACAACAACAAATGGTTATTGGGAATACATTCCAACCGGTAGTAGTGCTTTGAGAGCTAGACCATCTCAAAATGGTGGACAAGTTGTATCTTTATTTTATAGTACGGCTGCTTCTGCTAGTTTTGGATTACCATACTCGTCTTCGTATAAAGCGGCTGAAGGCTCCGACTATCAAGGTCTTGCTCTTGAAAATTTAAAATATAATGGATGTAGAGTTAGTTCGGATTCATTAACAACCAATTCGCCTGATACACCTGATGGTGGTCCTGTAATTGTGGTTACAAAAGTAAAACCAAATAAATTGGTATTCTCTACCACAACTGCAGGCGGTGGTGTTCTTGATGTGAAGAGTCCTACTGGAAAAGTTGTCAAGGCAATGAATCCTAAAAACTTGGTTGCTACTAATTATAAAGGTAGTGGTTCTGCTAGTGCTGGTATAATTAAGTCTCAAGCAAGTCTATTTAAGGCAGAACCTATCAAGAATGTGAAAAGTAACATACAAAGACTATAACATAAAAAAGAAAAAACAATATTTATATTATATAAATTAGGAAAACAACATGGGATTTTTAGATAACTCATCAGTAACTGTAGACGCTATCCTTACAAAAAAGGGTAGAGAGTTACTTGCACAAGGTCGTGACAAATTTCAAATTACTCAATTCGCATTAGCCGATGATGAGGTCGATTACGAATTATGGAATCCAGCCCATCCGCTAGGGACTGACTACTATGGTATTATCATTGAAAATATGCCTGTAGTTGAAGCCATCACGGATGAAAACTACTCGATGAAATACAAGTTATTGTCTCTTCCAAAGACTACATTAAAACTACCATACATTCAAGCATCGGTAACAACTTTAACTTTGGATGAATCGGGTAGAACCGCTACAATTGATTTGACAACCAAAAATGGTGGTAATGAAAATCTTGGATATACTGCAATCTTATTGAATTCGGACGCTGCAAGTATTTCGGGTAATCCTGGTGTTCCTGGTGGTGTTAATCCTATCGTGAACGTTTCTTCATATTCAAGAAACTTGACTCAAAGTGTTGTTGGTAAAAACCAAATCAAAATAACTACTAAAGTTCTTCCGACAAGAACTGCTATTACAACTCGTATTGTTGTAATTGGTAACGAAACTGGTGGTAGAGTTGAAATTGATTTGACTGTGACTCCGATTAATGATGTAATCACTGCAACAAGAACCACATCAACATTTTCATAATTAAGGAAGGAATAAAATGCCAGTAGTAAGTTTAGGACAAGGACAAGGTGGAGCAGGTACAGGTGGAACTATGTTTGGTGGTGCTCTATCAGGCGCAACATCAGCAGGTAATGCTCAACCATCAGCCGCAAGTCTATTAGCAAACGATATTAAACAAGATGCAACTCCAACTGTACCTGCGGGTGCTTATGATTATGGAAGTGGTAAAGTTTATAACGCATTCACTATTGAAGATGTAGTAGAAGGTGGTACTCAACGAGTAACTCGTGGATTGTGGAGTGGTAATGTTGCGGAATTAACAACATTCTTTACATCATCATATCAATCCTCTACTCAAAAACAATACTATTATGAAATCTATAATGGTATTCCAACTGCTTCTGTATCAGAACCACAATTTGCAATAGCTTATGGTCATAGATTGGGTAGTGGTTCTTATGGTCAGAATGAGGATTCCCCATCTAAAGCAATCTATTCACAATTTCAACAAATCTTATTACCATCAAATCAAAGAACATTTACATTTGGCGGTGTTACTCAAGATGACGTTTATGTAATTGCTATCAACAGAGCCAGATTAAAAGACAAACTTGATCCTGGAAACTGGGAACTTTGTATTTCGGGTTCACCTCATGGAGTTTTACGTTTAGTGGATGATAGTGGTGATACAAACCAAACCGGAATCTCATCTGCTGCAAGTTATAATGTTGTAAGTGGTTCTCTATTGAATGGTGTGTATAGTACAGGTGTATATGGTGCTGTATATCCACAACAAGGTATAATCGTTTTAAGTGCTACAAAATTAGATGCAAGTGCGTCAATGCTTACTGAAAGAAGTTCAAGTTCTGTAACTGCTTCTTTGACCGGTGGTGAAGATAGACACAACCATAAGAAGTTGTTCACAAGAATTAGTTCATCTGCTGTTTTAGTTGCTACTAATGGTTTCCAAGCGAGAAACGAAGAAGAAGTAAAATCAACATTCTTCTTTGTGAGAGCTAAAAACGCAGAATACAATTTTTCAAACAACCCATCATTTGTAACTGGTTCCAATGGTCAGTTAAAACAACAAACATTTGTTGGTGACCCTAAAGTATACATTACACAGGTTGGTCTTTACAATAATGACAATCAATTATTAGCTGTTGCTAAACTATCCAAGCCAATCTTAAAATCATTCTCGAATGAAATTTTGATTAAGGTTAAATTAGACTTTTAAAGATGAACCCAAATGGGAATGGTTTTCAAAAAAATATTTCGAGAGGGTATTCAACAACGACCCTTTGAAGCTCATAAACGATATGAGGTGACTGATGTTAATTATTCGTCATCATTCGAAATATCAATATTAAGAGCCATTTCTGATGGTGGTGTTTTATTAGATGTATCAAGTTCGGTGGCCGGAGTAAACGTACCCGACCCACGAATTATTAGTGGTTCTGGTGCTGCAAGTGATGAGCTAAATCATATACCACAGCAGATTAATTGGTATTCACTTAACTCTACATTCTTTAAAAGAAGACGTGATATTACTTTATACGAAACTGCATCAATCATGTCCATACCACAAAATAAATTTGGGGATGGTATAAAGCCGGAATCGGTTACTGTAACGGATAATAGCCATTATCCATCATCTTCTATTTCACTATCCGATATTAAGGTTGATGAAGAATATGGAATTCTAATATCAAATGAATTAACAAGTTCGGCGTATGTTAATACTCGTGATGTTCTCGTTTATTTAGATTTCAATGGTGATTTAAATGACAGGTCTAACTATTCAAGTGAAAATAGGATTATCTAATGTCATATTCATTAAGAACAAACTATACAAACAACGTAACCAATTCTACATTAAGGGCGGATACAAATCCATATGGGTCTGCTATTACAACCCGAGTAGTTACAGGAACACAAACAGGCGCATATCTATACAATGTAGCATATCTTCACCCTGACAGTGGTTATGAGTTTACATCCGTTGGTGATATTTCTTTTGTCCTTGATGGTATGCCATATACAAATGGCTCTGGTGTTATCGGTGCTGTTTTAACAAATGGGTTAATACTGATTCAAACAGTAAAGCTAAACCCCAACGTCATATATGGTTTAGTAATCAATGGAGCTGCTACAATAGCATCTGAACCAACTACATATAGTAGTACGATTCCGGCTGGTGGAATAGCTTCAAATCCAAGCTTGGGTGTTGGTAATTTTTACAATTTTAACCAATACAACAATATCCAAATTAAACACAAACAAAATTTTAATATACTTAATAAAGTAGATAATTGGGCTGTTTCATTTTGGGCTAATATACCACTATCTCAATCATTGGCAGGTGTTGGAACTCAAACCATTTTACAAAAAAGAAACGTAGAAACTTATTTTGATTCGAATGGTATAGAACGAACTCAAAATAATAGTTCAGCTCAATACCCGTTTGATTTTTCACTTTATACGGAACAACATCCAACCTTAGCGGGTCGAGTCTTTGTCAGAGCATCAGATGGTATATCTACTCTAAACATATCATCATCGACTGCTGTTAATGATGGCATGTTTCACCACTACACTTTGAACAAAGTAGGAAATCAGTTATCACTATACATTGATGGTGTTAAACATACCAGTGGCTCATATTCGTTTGCTGAATTGGTTAGTAATGATAGAGACATAATGATAGGTAGTGATACTTTGAGTCCCGATGGTTTGGGATTCTCTGGTTCAATAGCACAATTTAGAGTACATAGAAATGAATTATCATCAAGTGTAATATCATCATTGGCTGATAATTCTACAAGTGGTTCTGCTCTTCAACGAAAAGAAGTTGGATATGTTTTTTATAAACATGGTATGATTGTGGTAACCGACCCGAGACCAAGGTATCAAAATATTTTTTTAGGTAATGGTGATTTTGATTATACAAACAAAGGGTTCGAATTAACTTACAAAGGTACAAAGCAAATTGAAGAAGTATCAATTCTTTGTGAAATAAATCGTGATGAGTATAATGTATCATCAAACCCATCATTAAAATTAACATATGATGAAAATGAACCAAGACTAAAATCTATGGTAACTGGTTCCGACTTTAGACCATACATCACCCAAGTTGGATTATATAATGATTTTGGAGATTTGTTAGCAGTAGCTAAACTTGGAGCTCCATTAAAGAAACGACAAGATGTTGATGTTACAATCAATGTAAAATTTGATTTGGATTGATTATGACACATTTTATACAAAGAACTTTCAACGCTGGTTAAAAATTATAGTTATGGCAAAAGGAAATTGGAGTCATATTCAAAAGACCAAAGGACACAAATCCGGTCTTGAGGATAAGATAAACGAACAACTACGAATTGTAGGAATTGATGGACAATATGAGCAACATGAGATTCAATATATTGTCCCAGCATCAAACCACACTTACAAGCCGGATTTTAAATTACCAAATGGTATTTACATAGAATCCAAGGGTTGGTTTTTACCTGAAGATAGAAAAAAACATTTGTTGATAAAAGAACAACATCCTGAATTGGATATTCGATTTGTATTACAATCACCAAATGGTAAAATCTACAAGGGGTCTAAAACTACTTATGCACAATGGTGTGATAAATATGGATTCAAGTGGGCCAAGAAGGAAATCCCACAGGAGTGGTTAGATGAAAAACCAATTGAATCTTTTTTTTGATAATTCAAAATAATTTCGTATATTTAACCTAATGGAAGATAGACTACTGGCTCTATTAGAACTCGTATTAGGTAAATCGAAGAAAACTTCGGGTGACAATTATGCGTTCTATTCTCCGTTTGTAGACCACTACAAACCAAAGTTGGAAATTAATATACGAATTAATTCCAAGGGAGACAACCCATGGCATTGTTGGATTTCTGATGAAAAGGGTAAGACTATCAAATCCCTTTTTAAAAAGATTCGAGTATCAAAGCAAGTTTGGGACGAGTACAATTACATATTCAGTAAGGTTAGTAGATATAGTATAACTGATAATGTTAACGACATTACTCACGTTGAATTACCACGAGAGTTTATACCCCTATATAAAAAACAAAATACAATACAATACAAACACGCTCTAAACTATGTACTTAATCGTGGTATAACCCCCGAACAAATTGTGAAGTACAACATAGGGTATTGTGAATCGGGAGAATATAATGAAAAGATTATTATACCATCTTATGACGAGAATGGTAAACTCAACTTCTTTGTTGGTAGGTCATTTTACGAAACCAAATTTAAACACAAGAATCCAAAGGTTTCAAAAGACATCGTTGGTTTTGATTTATTTGTCAACTGGAATATTCCATTGGTATTGTGTGAGGGTGCTTTTGATGCTATTGCAATTCGTAGGAACGCCGTTCCGTTATTTGGTAAAACAATACCATCGAGTCTTGAAAAGAAAATCATAGACCACAAAGTAAGTAAAGTATACATATGTCTCGATTCGGATGCTCTGAAAAACGCAATTAAATTTGCTGAAAAATTCATGAACTATGGAATCGAAACTTATCTTGTGGATTTAGGTGAAGATGACCCAAACGAGATGGGTTATGAAAAAATTAACAAAGAAATTTATAATACAACTCCAATGAATCTTCAGAAACTAATGGAGTATAAATTATTTCGCGTATGAGAAAAGCAAAGAAATTAAACATTACGTCACCAATTGGTAAAATATATCATGTAGCTGATATTCATATTAGAAACTTAAAAAGACACGCTGAGTATAGTGTAGTGTTTGATAGATTGTATGAATACATAAAGTCCACCATGAACCCCAACGATATTATTGTGGTAGCTGGTGATGTGGTTCATGCCAAAACTGATATGACTCCTGAAGTTATAGAAATGACTCAAAAGTTTTTGAAGTCATTGGCTGATTTGCTACCAACAATTCTAATACCGGGAAACCACGATGCTAATCTGAACAATCCAACTCGAATGGATGCGCTTCAGCCAATTGTGAACGCATTAGACCATTCTAATTTATTTTATTTAAGAGATACTGGCGTATGGCAGACTTTGGATGGTGAATACACATTTTCACACCAATCGGTATTTGATGAGGCAAAAGGATTTATACCATCTTCAGAAATAAAAGATAGTACCAAAATTGCTTTATTCCATGGGGCTGTTGATAAAATACAAACCGAACATGGATTTGAAATCGAAAATAAAAATATTAATGCAGAATCGTTTGATGGGTATGATATTGTTTTATTAGGAGACATCCACGTTCCAAACAATGCTGTGTGTGGTAACAAACGTATTATGTATCCGGGTTCGTTGATTATGCAAAATCACAGCGAGTCTTTGTATCCGGAACATGGATTATTAGTTTGGGATGTTGAAAGTCGTACTCATGAATTTGTTACTATAGAAAACGATTTTGGATACGTCACTATTGATGTTGAAGATGGCGTAATAACAAACAAACCAAAATTACCAACAAAATCACGAATGAGGTTAAGGGTAAAAGATACCAAACAATCTGATTTGAATGGGTTAGTTGCCGAACTTAAAAAAGAAACTAAAATTGAAGAACTGACTATTCAGAAAATTGTAAGTCGTAATTCACAAAATGGGGGGCAACAAATAACATTACAAAATGTAAGAGATGTTGCTTTCCAAAACAAATTGATTGAGGACTATCTGACAACCTACGACCAAATTTCAGATGACCAACTTCAGATTGTAAAGTCAATCAACAACGACATAAACGCGAAGTTGGGGTCAAATCATACGATGAAAAATTCTATTTGGACTCCTGTTAGATTTGAGTTTTCAAATATGTTTTCATATGGTCCTAATAACGTAATTGACTTTACAAACATGAAGGGTGCTTATGGTATCTTTGCTCCAAACGCAAGTGGTAAGTCTACCCTATGGGATGCTCTTGCGTTTTGTATCTTTGATAAATGTTCTCGTACCTCAAAAGCCGAGGATGTAATGAATTACTCAAAAATGTCATTTGAGTGTAAGTTTACATTCGATGTAAATGGTGAAGAGTATGTTATTGAAAGAGCTGCAAAGAAAAGTCCAAAACGTGGTACTGTAAAGGTTGATGTTGATTTTTACAAATTAGTAAATGGTGTAAAGGAATCCTTAAATGGTGAACAACGTAGGGATACTAACTTTATCATCCGTGATTACGTTGGTACATATGATGACTTTGTACTGACTGCCATGTCAACACAATCAAACAATAGTGGATTCATTGATAAATCACAAAAGGAACGTAAAGAACTTCTTGCTCAATTCTTGGACATGGATGTATTTGAAGATTTGTATCAAGTTGCAAGTGAAGAGATTAAAGAACTATCAGCCCTACTGAAAGATTATAAGAATCAAGATTTGCCAGGTCAACTTGCAGATTCCCAAACTACCTTAACGTCAATCACGGGGTCATTGACCGAACTCCAAACAAAAAAAGACGAGTTAGAATCAAAACAACTTGATATACAAACTCAAATATCAGATTACATTATGACTCTAAAGCCGGTTGAGGATATAGAGGGTCTTCAATCACTCGAAACAAAGCTTGGTCAAGTTGTTGAAAAACTTGAAAAACACCAAGAAGAATGTAACTCGATTAAAATTGAGCTTGATGATGTTGAAGAGAAACGTAAGATGGTTTCTGAAAAACTTATTGAACTTGATGTTGATAAGTTAAAAGAAATGGATACTGAATGGCAGCGTTGGAATACTATCGAATCTGACATTCGTATTGACCAAGACCGAATCGACTCGGAGATAAAACACAAACAAAAACACTTGGATGGGATTGGTTCGTTAACGTTTGATGATAATTGTGAACATTGTATTCAGAACAAGAATACACCATTTGCTAAACAAGCTGACACTTTACAAAAAGAAATCAGAGAGTTAGCTTTGATTGGTGTGACACGACTTGGTGAGTTAGAAACTGCTATCGAGAACAAAGAAAAATACAATGTAAAAGACTCATTAGAAAAAGTTTCTAAATTAAAAGACATGGATGTTAAGTTGTCCAAGTTAAGTTATGAAACTTCTAAAAACTACGATTCTTGTAATTCACTACTCATGACATATAGTCGTGAGATTGATACTTTGATTGAAACCATCGGCCGTGCTAAAATGCAGGAAAAGGCAGTTGAGTTCAATGCTCAAGTGATGATGAATGTAAATTCTCTTAAAATCACACAAACCGAAATTTCTTCTCAAATTCAAGATATCAACAATGAAATAATGTCCGTTTATAGTGATATAAAAATTGCCGAAAAAACAATAGAAATGGTAAATCAATCCATTGGTAAACTTCAACATATGGAAGCCAAATATGATGGGTATGAATACTATTTGAAATGTGTTAAACGTGATGGAGTTCCATATCAGTTAATTTCTGAAATCTTACCAAAACTTGAAATCGAAATCAATAACATATTACAACCAATTGTAGACTTTCAAATCTTGTTAAACACCGATGGTAAAAATATTAATTCATACATTTGTTATGGGGATGATAAAGTATGGCCTTTGGAGTTAACAAGTGGTATGGAAAAATTTGTTAGTTCAATTGCTATTAGAACTGCTCTGATTAACGTATCAAACTTACCACGACCAAACTTTATTGCAATTGACGAAGGATTTGGGTCACTTGACACGGACAACTTTAATTCACTCTATTTATTATTTGATTACTTAAAGACACAATTTGATTTTATTATTACAATATCTCATATTGACAAGACGAGAGACATGGTAGACCAAATTATAGATATCAATAAAGTGAAGGGGTTTTCATCTATTAGATATTTATAAGAAAGTTGGAGTTAATTAATGGCTTTAGAACTCAAAGTAAAGAGTAAAGAGAACCTAAAAGATATAGACGTATACATCGAAGATACTTCCGTAGATTCGGCTGAATACTTTGCAATCGTGGATTTCCCCACCTATTTGGGTGAGGGAAAATCTTCTATTAAAGTTCGTGGTAACTCCAAGAATCTTGAAGACAATACTGAAATTGACATCGAGGTATTGGACCAATCGGGTCGACCTGTCTATTGGGAAATTTCTGATATCAAGGATGAAGATGAAACTCGATTGATATCAATTTGGGTTTATGCAAATAGAAACGACAAATATGATACGGCTCCTGGAGTTGGTGAAGTTATTTTTGTAGGAACTGCTGCAAATGTACCATCAAATTGGAATGGTCGTTCTAATATCAGATGGTCTCGTAAAGTCCCAATCAGAGTGGACTTACCATCCACATCAAGAATTGTATTTGATAGGACTTCATTACCAAAATGTACAATATCAGCATCAGTTGAAACTTTTGTAAATATACCATCAACGAGTGGTAGTTTAAATGCTGTAACAGCATCATCGCTTGTATACTACAAAAAATCAAATTGGGGTGACCAAATCTCAATAGAACGTGTTAGTGGTACGTCTTTCAATGGTGAAATGAAAAGCGGTTCAATCTATTTAGATTTTGGTACGACTACATTATTTCCGAGACTAACTGGCCAATCGCAACCAACTCGATTCACATCAAGTATTACTGATGTTTACTCTACGAACGTATTACGGATTCAATCACCAATAACTCAAAGTGATAATAGAAGTTCTAAATCAGTTCATACATACGACTATTCAGATGGTGTGGTTTCTGCTAGTATTTCTTATTATTCAACCGCATCATATGTAGCAACTCAAAACCAAGTTTCCTTTGCTAATATCACATTAACAAATCTTGAACCATCGGTTGGTAGTGTTTATTCAATAAACACATTAATAAAATCAAAAGGGCTGTCTGGTGATTTCCAAATCATTGGAAGCACCAGAGTTCCATTAACAGGTAGTCAGTATTTTAGAGTTCCAATTCCAACCGAACATCTAAACGACCCAAAGACTGTTAAACTACAATTTTTAAATGTCAATGGTGATATATCAGATTATTCATTAATAGTAGATAATATTGTATTTCCTGGCGGTAACGTTTATATCGCAGGTAACCAATCTATAATCACAGGTTCATTTTATATTGGAAACACAATTGGAAGTGGTATAGAACTTGCTGGAGTATCGAGTGGATTTTTACGTTCGGTTGGATATGAAGGACAAACATCAGCGTCACTTGGAATTGGACCTGGTGGGTTTATAATCTATAGTGGTAGTGGTGCTCTACAAGTTGGTGCTGATACACTTCAAGGTGTTGGTATGCAGTTGGTGGGGCCAAATGATAACGCTCACTTAATATTCTCGACTGAAGATGGTGGTAGTCTTGATATTAAAGCTGAAAAATTCTTCATTGGTACAACCGGGTCACAATTCATAAGTGGGTCTGAAGGTAATATTGAAATTAGTTCATCGTTATTTCACCTTGACCCTCAAAACAATTTATTGATAATTGGGGCTGATGCTGTAATCAACGCAAATTTATCGGTCAACCAATTATTTACACCCGCCACAATTGGTGGTGCTCCATCGAATATAAACAACGCATCATCTTCAATAACTTCACAAGGTTTTGCCAAATTTGTATCAGCAAGTATTGGTGGTTGGAGTGTAAACACTGGAAGTATTTTTAGTACAAACCTTGATATCAATTCAAGTGGTAAAATTCAAACACGAGATTTCGCAAGTGGAGTTAAGGGTTGGAAGATTGGTCAAGATGGTAAAGCCGAATTTGAAAACATATCAGTCAGAGGTACATTAAAAACAACAACCTTTGAGAAAGAATCAGTAAACGCTGTTGGTGGTCAATTATACATTGCTAACTCAACAACATTAAGTGGTTCGGCTGTAGTTACGGCTACAACCATATCATCATCGATAATTACTTCATCTACAAGTTTACCAAGTGGATTTGGTAACGAAATTGGTAAAGACTATGTTAACTATAGTGGTACTGATTATCTATTAGTATCAAAAACAGATTCAACTCATTTTACAATTGGTACTCCAATATATGCTAATGCTGCTTTAGCTACCTTATATTACTCACAAAGTAATACAAATACAAGTATAACAGTAACTGCGTCTCGTCAAATACAGACATTGGTAAATACATATCTTCAAGCACAAACGGATTTAAAAAACGATTACTATGGTAATGAATCCGATTTTGAAGTAAATAACTATACAGCACAATTACCATCATCAAACATACCCACGTCTTCGTTTGTCGGTAATTTGTTGGACTTGATTACGTCACCACCATCACCCATATTTCTCGATGGTGGTAGTCCGAGTGAAAATGCTCGTGGTAATATAACAACTATATCGGCCGGTGTTATTACGATAGCGTTTGACGCAGGATACACGTTTGACCCAAATGCTGCTCCAATAAGTACCGGTACAAAAATCGCTATATCGTATACGTCAGCTTCGTACTCTTCATCAATAACCTCATCAAATATAGTATCTACGTTGGGTGGGTCATTTCCTGTGTCAATAGCTGAGAAGGGTAGAATTACATTTGATGCTGGTGGCACTACACGAACATATCCTATTCTTGAAAGAATAAATGCTGCAAACATAAAAATTGATACATCTTCAATTCAAGCACCATTACAAACAACTTACACTTCAAGTGTAATTATTTATTCAAGTTCTACAAATACATCTGCGACTATAACAGCCGGAAGCCAGAGTAATATTGATACGCTTTATACAACCATATCACCCTCGGCAAGTATTTTTGTTGTAGACAACGTTACGGGATTTGTTAATGGTGAAATTCTTGTTCTTAAAAAAGTAACGGATACTGGATTTGCTACTGAATACGTTTTAGTAAACACATCATCGAGATTAGACCCATCAAGTGGAACTGACTTTAAAGGATATCTATACGTTACTCGTTCATATGGTTATGGTATCACGGGAGATTCATCATCATTAGGTGATGCTCCTGCCATTTCACAATCATATGAGGCTGGTCAAGTTTTAGTATCTACTGGTAAATTAAACACCGGGTTTATTCGTATAAATGCAAATCCAAATGACCAAGCTACCCCGTATATGGATATTGTGGAACGAACTGGTAGTGGAATTTATGATGTTGAGTTAAAAGCACGTTTGGGTGACTTGAGTGGTTTGGCTGGAAGTAATATGGTATTTGGTAATCCAAATCCGGGATTTGGTCTTGCTACTGATAATGTGTATCTTCAAGGTGGTATAACCGCTACGTTTGGTTCTATTGGTGGTTATGGTATTTCAACAAATACAATCAGTTCATCCAATGGAAATATCATATTAAGAGACAATGGTCAGATTACAGCATCCGCTGCTTTGATTAGTGGTAGTGATGTTACAATTGCTGTTGATAACTTTGTATTGAACTCAACAAACTTTAAAGTAAAATCCAATGGTGATATCACAGCATCAAATGCTTTACTGAATGGTGGACAAATTGGTGGGTTTAGATTAACCGATACTGCGATATCTTCATCAAATGGATTATTATCTTTAAAATCAAATGGGCAAGTAACTGCATCAAATGCTTTATTGGATGGTGGTATTGTTGGTGGATTTGTTCTAAATCAAACGTCAATAAGTTCGTCCGCTAAACAAATATCAGGTTCATTTTCCACTCCAAATTTGGCATTAAAATCGAATGGACAAATTACAGGGTCAAACGTACTTATAGCTCGTGTTATTGAAGGTACTTACTACACGCTCATAGACACCACAAATGGTTTGGTCGATGCAAGAAATGTTGGTAGACAAATTGTAAGTGATTATCATGGTATGACATTAGTAGGACAAGATACACCTGTGTATGTAAGTTCATCTGATTTGTATTTTCCAGTGCATATACTTCCTGGTGAAAATAAACTATTATGGGCGTTTACATTGTATGGTGCTAAAGGTGGAGCAAGTGCAGTAACACATGGCAGTCGAATAACAATATCAAAAGCAATCACAGGTTCATCTACAACTGATAGTTTATTTGATACTTGGGAAAATGAAACGATACTTGGTACATATACAATAGCATCATCAGCAGCATTTCCTGAAAGAAGTTTTTCGGGAAATGTATATCCAACAGGAATGGAAATTCCATCAGACTTTCAAGGTAAGTATTGTTTGATAAAAGTTTTAGGTTATTCAAATGTATCAAGTGGTACGCCTGATGGGAATACTAAAACTTATATACGAAATGTAACTTTAACCGCTACACGAGCATTCTCCGCCGTGTATAACGGATTTAATGAAGCCTCGTTGCCATCGTAAATATAAAGGAAATTTAATATGACAGAATTCGCTAAATCGGGAACATATTCGGCCGGACTTTATTCGAAGTTTTATGACACTAATATATTTGGAGCTGATACAAGCTGGACTTCATACACTCCAGAGTGGTCAAGTGCTGGAACACAACCATCAATTGGTAATGGTAGTAGAACTGGTAAATACAAAGTAATTGGTAAAACTTGTTTTGTGAGAGGTAATATAGTAATGGGTTCGACTACCACATTTGGTACGGGCGAGTGGTATGTGTCAATGCCACTTACAGCATCAAACGCTGATGCTATTTTGATGACTGCACAATTATTAGATAATTTAAGTGCTTGGTACAATGCAACCATAAATGGTGCTCGTGCTGGGTTTAGTTATAAAACAGCAATACAATACCAAGCGACTGGTGGAACTGCTAATGATGTAAACGCAACTCAACCATTTACATGGGTAAGTGGTGATAGATTTCTTTGGAATGGTTCATATGAGATTGCATAGAATTATAAAATAGATACTTATTATTATGGGAAATATAATTAAAGAATGGGTTAAGTCCGTAATCGTTGAAGCTAATATTAAACGAGAGGTTGTTGTTTATGCTGGTAGATTCCAACCATTTCACAATGGTCACTATGCAACATACTCACATCTTGTTAAAAAATTTGGTAAAGAAAATGTCTTTATAGGTACTTCAAATCAACAAGGTGGGCCGAGACATCCATTTAATTTCAAAGAGAAACGTGAGATAATGGTAAAGATGTTTAACATCCCATCATCACAAATTGTTCAAGTAAAAAATCCATATGCTCCGACTGAAGTCATTTCAAAATTTGACGAAAGTTCTACCGCTTTTATCACTGTAGTTGGTGAGAAAGATGAAGCAAGGTTAGGTGGTAAGTATTTTAAAAAATACGATGGTAACCCTGAATTTGGATATAAAGAGCATGGATATGTTTATGTATCACCAAAACAACCAAATGCTATAAGCGGAACGGATGTTAGGAACTGGTTATCAGCGTCTGAAGATTCTCAAAGAAAAGCTGGATTTAAAAAAGCTTATCCAAAATTTGACCCTAAAATTTACAATCTGATTTCAACTCGATTATTAAAAGTGGAATCGATAATGGAAGAGTTCTTTAAAAGATTTGACATCAAGTCTTTGTTAGAAGGAGCTACATATGGAGCTGAAGCTGGTGAACCCGACACCATGTTTGTTATGCCGGGAAAAACTCGAAAACTTGGAGTAAAAAATCCCGGTCAAAAGGATGATGTCTGGTTTGTAAATGGTGGTTACACTCAAATGCACTTTCCAAAAGCTGATGTTATCATTTCACCCGATGCTAAAGGTAGTTCTGATTACTATCAATATTCTTCCAAAAGAAATATTAGAAATAATACTGATTTAGAAATACCACCCGTAAGTGATGATTTCACCACAGCCCAATCGGGAAGAAAAGAAGTTGATGTTCAAGATTTAAAAAAAGAACATGCGATTCGAATTGGGTATGAAATCATAGAATATTCCATTGGAAAATTACCCCTTACTGAAAACTCCACAAGTATAGCTTATAATTTAGGTATGGAATTTTTAAACTTTTTAGATGAGGATATTACTATTCCAATTAACATAGGTGACACTGTACTTGGTGGTAAATTTAAAAACAAAAGAGTAGTCGTAAAATCAATTGGTAAAAATGAAAAGGGTGATATCACAATTAATGATAAACCACTTCTTAAATTCAGATTGATTGATAAACTTGACGAAGGTATGTTAATGGAAGGTGGTGCTTATGGACATATGGCTCACCCATTTGATACTGAAATGAATCTCACGTTTGGTGATTTAAAACAAATCATTAGTGGTGCTTTAAATGGTGAGTTGGAACTTGCCAGAGAAAAAACCGATGGTCAAGCTCTTGCCATTTCATGGAGAGATGATAAGGGTGGGTTGATTGCTGCTAGAAATAAAGGACATCTTGCTAATCGTGGTGAGAAAGCTCTTGATATTAGTGGAGTTGCAAGTAAGTTCCAAGGTCGTGGTGGTCTTACCGATGCTTACAACTTTGCCATGAAAGATTTGACATCGGCTATTAAAAGTTTGTCAAAGGCTCAACGAGATAAGATATTTAAACAAGGTGCAAAGTTCATGAACCTTGAAGTAATATGGCCTACGTCCGTTAACGTAATCCCATATGGCCAACCTCTTTTGGTATTTCATAATACAACCGAATATGATGAGAGTGGTGTGGCTATTGGTGCTGAGCAAAGTGATGCTAAAGTATTGGCTGGTATGATTAAACAAGTTAATGCTGACGTTCAATCAAAATATACAATCCAAGGCCCACCTGTACAACAATTACCAAAGTCACAAAAACTTACATCATTAAAGTCAAAGTTTGAATCTCAACTTGGTAAGTTGCAAAAGCAATTCAATTTAAAAGATACGGATGGTGTAGCTGAATATCACCAGAGATGGTGGGAAAATTATGTTGATACAAAATCACCATCTACAATTGACAACAAAACAAAAATGGGTCTTGTAAAACGATGGGCTTTCTACGACAAGTCATTCCGATTGGATAGTAAAAATATAACCGATTCTAAAGTATTAGAATGGGCTCAAGGTGTCGACAAGAATGACCATGCTAAAATTGCAAAAGATAACATTAGACCATTTGAAGATATTTTCTTGGGTGTGGGTGCCGAGGTTCTTTCGTTTATGTCATCTGTATTGACCGTCAACCCCGATACAGCCGTTCGTAACATGAAAGACCGACTTGACCAAACAATCAAAGATGTTCAGAAATTAGGTGACCCTAAAAAGATTGCAAAATTAAGATTAGAATTAGAAAGACTTGCTGCTATTGGTGGTAAAGATAAGATTGTACCAAATGAGGGTATTGTCTTTGTTTATAAAGGAAACACTTACAAACTCACTGGCACATTTGCACCATTGAATCAGATACTTGGTCTTTTCTATGAATAATTTTTTATATTTATATAATGAAACAAAAAAGTTATGGCAAACGATAAATTAAAAAATGTAAAAGCGGTCAAAGAGATGTTGGCCGGAACTCACAAAACACAAACTCGTAAAAGTATTACATTTGGTGAAAGTGTTGACTATGTAAAACGTGAAGTTGGTGAACAATGGTCAGACGAAGAGGGTAATTTGTGGGAACAAAAAAAAGGTTACAAAGTTAAACTTGGTAAACTTTCAGATTTAAGAAATGAACTAAAAACATTTCCAAATTGTCCAAAAGAAACGTGCACTTGTAAAAAACCATCAAGAGCTGATGAGAAAATGAAAGCTTTTCATGGTATGTGTTTGGATTGTGTAATTGATATGGAACATCAGTTGCAAATTCAAGGTAAGTACGAAGAATACGAACGTGAGAAAATATTAAACAATGCAAAAGCTTGGTTAAAACAAGCTGAAGTTGAAAAAGAAGTTTTAAAAGCCGGATTAAGAACTCAATATATAAATGAAGATGGTTCATTTGAAGATTGGTCTGGTGGTATGTCATTTGAGGAATTTGAAGCAAAGTTAGATTCCGATTTTGAAAAATTTAGAACCGAATTTATAGCAAAATTAGAAAACCCAACCGAAACTAACGTATAGAATACGAAAGTGTAATAAACTACCTATTTATTTCTTGAGGGAGACATATTATGAGATTAAAATCACTTATAACCGAATCTAAAAAAGTCAATGAATCCACCATGGGTGAAATTGATATTATGGTTCAAGAAGCAGAAACCTTTCAAGATTTCGTAAAGGAATTTAAAAAAGAATTTCCAAACTTTGATTTGACCAAAGACGCTCTTGTCTGGTTAAAGGGTATGTATACCAACAATAAAAGAAATGAATCGGTAATCAAAGAATCCAACTATAAAGTTTACCACAATACATATACTTCAGCGATTCAAACCGCATTGGAATATGCTAAAAAAGCTGGGTACGACTTTGATGATGACGAAACTTCACGAGAAATTGGATTAGGTCCAAAAAAACCATCGGAAGGAAAAACCAATAGATTTATAATCTCCCTTACAAAAGGTGGTAAACCACAACGTAAAGCTTTACAAATTCAAGTATACGGAATGCGTAACGCATATGAACTGAACGTTTATATTTCATAAGGAATCTAATGGGTACTAAAAAAGATTTATATGTTAAGTTGGTAGAATCTCTCCAAAAATTACAAGAAGAAAACGAACCCACAAACCCAGCTCTTTGGTCAAGAGCCGTTGCTGCTGCTAAAGCTAAATATGATGTGTATCCATCTGCGTATGCTAACGCATTTGCTTCTAAATGGTACAAAGAAAAAGGTGGTAGTTGGAAAACCAAAAAAGAATCTATAAGTGAAGATAGCCCATGTTGGGATGGCTATAAACAAGTGGGTATGAAAATGAAAAACGGAAAACAAGTACCAAATTGTGTACAAGAAGGTTCTACATTTAAAATTACAAATACAATTACTAAAAAAGAATGGGCTAAAACGCCAAAGGATTATAAATCGGTAATTGATGGTGTACATTATGTAATGAAGATGACCGATAAAGGCACAGCATTAGTTCCTGTTAAGATTGTTGAAATGACAGTAACCGAAGCAAATGTTGGTGATTTCGAGATTGGTGATTTTGTTCATTTTAAATCTAAAAACAAAACCGGAATGGTAATGAAGATTAGTGGTAACAAAGTTACTATTAATACCCTTAATGGACCTTTTACTGGTGATATTAAAGATATTCAAGTTTTATATCAAGATGGTGTTGAAGAATCACACAGCGGTGACCCAAATGACCGATATGTTGTTAGACCATGTAAGAATCCAAAAGAACCATGGGCTGTATGGGAAGGTGAAGTTAGGGTAAAGGGATTCGCTACCAAAGAAGAAGCCCAAGCATTTGCAGACGCAAAAAACAAAGAACAATTTGGTGAGGTTACTGATTCTGAAGAAGAAGATTTTCATATGAAGCTTGACAAGTTGGTTCATTCCACATTTGGTATGAGTCCTGACGAAGAAAAGAACGAAGCAACTACATCAGATGTAATCAAAGATTTAGATAAAGTAAAAAATGATTTACTTAAAAAAATCGAGGTATTGATTGCTAAAAAGAAAAAACTTTATTCCGATGTTGACATCGAATCTCCAATGAGTGATGATGAAAAAAAACTGGATAAAGAAATTGCAGATTTATTCTCAAAAATCAATCAATTAGTTCTTCAGAAACGAAACTTGAAAAAAGAATCTGTAACTGAAGGTAATGCTTTTACCGGCGCTTTGTTTAAAGCTCGTCAAGAAGGATTGACCGAATTCGAATTTAACGGAAAAATGTATCCTGTTAAAAAGCTCGATGAGGAATCTGATGAAAAAGAAGAAAAGTTAGAAGAATCAAAAACTAACATTCTTAAAAAAATCATCAAAGAAGAATATCACGCTATTAAATCATTCATGGAACAAAATGGTATGGAGATTGGTAAAGTCTATTCTAATCCCGTAGCAAAATCATTCATCAAAGAAGATGAAGAAGAAGTTGTTGATGAGTATGATGTTGAAAACTATGAAGAGACTGTTGATTTCAAAGAGTTTTTAGAATCTTACATGAAATCTGAAAGAGCCGAATTGCGAGAGTTGAAATTTAAATCAGCCGGCGTTAAAGAATTACTTACTACAATTTTCAACAATAAAAATCTATTACCTAAACTTGGATTTAAGACATTCAAAGAAGTTCTTGAATTCATAAAGTTTGGTGACCAAGAAGAACAAGCTGAACTCGAAACAAAACTTAAAAAGTTAGGCGTTCAAGTTCCTGTTTTTGAATCCAATCTAAAAGAAATGAATCTTGCTTCGGCTGGAGTTAAAGAAGTGTTGAAACAATTATATTCTGATAAGAAGCTTGTACAATATTTGGGATTCAAAGACTTTAAAGGTGCTGTCTACTTTATCAAAAATGGTATGTGGTCAGACTTTGAAGAACTCCGTGATGATATTGCAAAATACAAAAAACAATTGGGTGAGGCTGAATACCAAGGTCGTAAAGTAAAACTTGGTAAGATTATGCAGGGTGATGTTAAGAAGTTCAAAGTATACGTTAAAAACGACAAAGGTAATGTTGTTAAAGTAAACTTTGGTCAAGGTGGTGATGCTAAAGGTGGTACTATGAGAATTCGTAAGAATAATCCAGAGGCTAGAGCATCATTCAGAGCACGTCACAATTGTGATAGTCCAGGTCCAAGATGGAAGGCTCGTTATTGGTCTTGTAAAAAGTGGTAATTTATTAATTTGAAAACAATACTTATTGTAAACAAGTTTTGATGAAGGTTTACCACGTCTACATAATTCGTAACAGAGAACCAGAGACATTTGAATTAATAACTCATATGTATTCTTGTATAAATCACAGGAACGTCAACCCAGATGTTCCATTGTCTTTAATAACGGATTCAAAAACAAAAGAATTCTACGATAAATGGAAAATCACAAGTTTATATGACGAAGTGATTACAAATTTCTTTGACGACTACCCATATGATAGAATATCTCATAATTTTTGGGCGTCTCCAAAGATTTGGGCTATGGGTAAGTTAAAAGCTCCATTTATTATACTCGATACTGATTTACTATTACACAATCCGTTAAGTACATACACAAATTGTGACCTTGCGTATCTACATAGAGAGACTAGCGTCTCATATCCAAACATTTTTGATGTACATGGGCCGGAAGGGTTTGTTTGGGACGATGATATGTTGAAATCGTTCAGAAACACCCAACCGATGAATTGTGCTGTAATTGGTATGTTTAATGATTCGTTCAAATCTGATTTTGTGAAACGTTATTTTGATTTTGTATTGGATTCGAGTGGTGATGTATCATATGCTACCGAACATTCACATAGAATGCAACCATTATCATCAGCACAAATAATGATGGAACAATGGTTCATCGCTGCTCTTGCTAATTATTGGACATATGTTTTAAATGTTCCAATAAAAACACAAGCGGTGTGTAAAGTTTTGTATTCATCTGAAGGATTCTTTACATATGATATGGATATGGGTCATGATGTTGCTTCTCCTGAATTAAACAATACATTGTATCACTTATGGGGCGCTAAACAATATCAAAACGACAAAACCCATGAACTACACATCTCAACCCGAGATATGTTATATGGTGGTAAACACCTTGTCGAGTCGAGTTCTCATTATAACATTCTAAAAGAACCATTTGACAAATTGTTGACCGATTTATTTAATTAATTAAAAATCAATATTTATTTTAAAATAGGAATATTATGAAAACACTAACAAAAATTTGGAATTGGATTTTGGGTAAGACAAACATTGACGAAAAGGTCATGGAAACTGTATCCCAAGTTAAAAAAGAAGTTGAAGTTGTTAAAGAACAAATCAACGTTGTAGAAAAAAAAGTTGTTGAGACTAAAGCTGCTGTAAAAGAAGTTAAAAAGTCAGCTAACAAACCTAAAGGTTCTGCAAATGCTTCTGCCGGTCAAGTTAAACCAAAGAAGAGATACTATCCAAAGAAAAAAGGCTCATCTGCAGCCTCTGCTGGTAAAGTAACCAAGTAATGAAACTTAAATCACTACACATTGTAATCATTGTAGCGGTGGGTCTTTTGTTGGCTCAACATTTATTCATGTCAAATTCTTATAAGAAAGAGTACATGAAGATGCTCAAACAACAAGAAGAAACTGCCAAACAAGAAATCCAAAGATTGCAGAGTAGTGTGGATTCATTGAAAGTTGTAAACTCTGAAATTGATAAAGAGATTGCAAAAGTGGATGCACAGCTTGATGCAAAAGATTCTCAAATTAAAAAACTAAAGAAACAACATGAAAAAGACGTTGCTAAGTTTAATTCTATGTCTGATGACGAGCTCACATCTGCTTTCACAGACGCATTCAAGTGATTCTACTCTAATTGCAGTTCCAAGACACACTTTGGAAAAAGCATTGGTCATAAAGGCTAAGTACGAACTATGTGATGCTGAACTAATCCTTGTAAAGGATAAGGTTGTATTGCTGGAAAAAAAAATCGAATTAAAAGATTCACAAATTGTGAACTTAAATAAGATTGTAAAAGATGTAGAATCTATTGTTGTTGAAAAAGACAAAATCATAGAGATAAAAGAATCTGAAATCAAAGTTTTAAAATCAGAAAAACGAAAAAAGTATTTTAGTGGATTAGCGACCGGTGGTAGTATTGGTATTTTGGCTATGACATTGATATTTTTATTATAAAAATTACCTATGGCAAAAACTTTAAAGGAAATGATAAGGGAAGAGTACATTAAGTGTGCGAAAGACCCTGTATATTTCTTTAAAAAGTATTGTTACATCCAACACCCACACCGAGGTAAGATTCTATTTAATTTGTATCCGTTCCAAGAAGACTTGATGACGGACTTCAACGATAATAGATTTAACGTAATCCTAAAATCACGTCAGTTAGGTATCTCGACATTATCCGCTGGATATTCATTGTGGTTGATGTTGTTTCATGAAGATAAAAACATATTGGTAATTGCAACTAAACAAGAAGTAGCGAAAAACCTTGTTACAAAAGTTAGATTCATGCACGATAGTTTACCAAGTTGGTTAAAGAGTGAAACTGTCGAAGATAATAAATTATCATTAAGATTACGGAATGGTTCTCAAATTAAAGCAACGTCTGCCGCAGGTGATGCTGGTCGTTCTGAAGCATTGTCAATGTTGATTATTGACGAGGCTGCGTTTATTCAAAATATTGAGGATATTTGGACATCTGCTCAATCAACCCTTTCTACTGGTGGTAAAGCTATCGTACTTTCAACTCCAAATGGTGTTGGTAACTGGTTCCACAAGATTTGGTTGAAGGGTGAGAATGGTGATAGTTGGAATCCGATTAAACTTCACTGGACTGTACACCCTGAACGAAATCAAAAGTGGAGAGATGACCAAACCAAACTCCTTGGTGATAAAGGTGCTGCCCAAGAATGTGATTGTGACTTCATCAGTTCAGGTTACACAGTTGTTGACCCATCTATTTTAACATGGTATACTGAAACCTATATAAAAGACCCTGTGGAAAAACGTGGGTTTGATAGTAACTATTGGATATGGGAATATCCGAATTATTCTCGTGATTATGTAGTTGTAGCTGACGTTGCCCGTGGTGATGGGCAAGACTATTCGGCATTTCACGTTATAGATGTAGAGACAGTCGAACAAGTAGCCGAATATAAAGGTAAAATTGAAACCAAACAATTTGGTGCCATGTTAACTTCTATTGCTGCTGAATGGAACAACGCAATGTTAGTGATTGAAAACGCAAATATTGGTTGGGCTGTAATTCAAGAAGTAATTGACCGAAATTATACCAATCTATATTATTCATATCGTGAAGTTGGATATGTTGACGAGGATGTTCATCTTCGTAAAGGTTGGGACTTGAAAAAGAAAGAGGACATGGTTCCTGGTTTTTCTATGACATCAAGAACTCGACCACTTGTGATATCAAAGTTAGATACTTACATGAGAGAAAAGGCACCAATCATTCATTCTAAAAGATTGATTGATGAATTGTTTGTTTTTATTTGGAATGGGTCAAGAGCGGAAGCTCAACAAGGATATAATGATGACTTGGTAATGTCATTCTCCACAGGTCTTTGGGTAAGGGATACTGCATTAAAATTAAGACAACAGGGTATTGATTTAACAAGAACAGCTCTGACTCACATTGGAAAATCAAACACAGGTGCTTACAATTCAAGACTTGGTAATAAAAATCCATGGGTTGTTAAGGATGGTCATGGTAACGACCTTGACATGACTTGGATTCTTTAATTTGGTAGTTAAGTTTATTTTTTGTATATTTATAACTTGTAAGAGTATACAAATTAGAGAAACACAATATGGCAGATAATTCAATATATGGTAGACTGAAAAAATTATTCAACACCCAAGTAGTCGTTAGACGAATTGGTAAGGATAAAGTTCAGACTGTCGATACTCAAAGACTCCAATCTCAAGGTAATATGAGACAAAGCTCGTATTATGACCGATTTGGTAGACTACATTCGTCTCGTAGAAACTGGGAAACCTATAATCAACAATTCAATTACTATTCTAATAAATTGGAATTGTATACCGATTATGAATCTATGGACAAAGACTCAATCATCGCTTCGGTTCTTGATATTTACTCCGATGAATGTACTTTAAAAAATGACATGGGTGATGTTTTACGAATCAAATCATCCGATGAGAATCTAAAGAAAGTTCTTCACAATTTATTTTACGATGTTCTGAATATTGAATTCAACCTATGGGCTTGGATTCGTGGTATGAACAAGTATGGTGATTACTACTTACACCTTGACATTGAACCTGAAGTTGGTATTGTAAACGTATCACCAATGTCTACATACGAAGTAGAACGTGTTGAAGGATTCAATCCTGACAATCCGTATGAAGTTAAGTTTAAATTAAGTTCAATGTCATCCGCTCCAAACTCATATAACATTATGGGTAAAGCTAGAGAGGGTGTTGAATTTGATTTCTATCAAGTAGCTCACTTCAGACTTATGGCTGACTCAAACTTCTTACCATATGGTCGTTCTATGTTAGAGCCAGCTCGTAAGACTTGGAAACAATTAACTCTTATGGAAGATGCTATGATGATTCATCGTATCATGAGAGCTCCCGAGAAAAGAATCTTCAAAATTGACGTTGGTAATATCCCACCTGGTGAAGTTGACCAACACATGAGGAACATCATTGACCAAATGAAGAAAGTTCCATACATCGACCAGAATACCGGTGACTACAACCTTAAATTCAATATGCAGAATATGTTGGAAGACTATTATCTTCCTGTAAGAGGTGGTCAAAGTGGAACTGAAATCGATTCGTTGAGTGGTATGGAGTTCGGTGGTATTGATGATATCGAATATTTAAAAAATAGAATGATGGCTGCTTTAAAAGTTCCTAAAGCATTCATCGGATACGAAGAAGGTGTTGAAGGTAAAGCTACACTTGCTCAACAAGACATTAGATTTGCACGTACTGTTGAACGTATCCAAAAAATTGCTGTTTCTGAACTTACAAAGATTGCAATAGTTCACTTATATACTCAAGGTTACGAAGGTGCTGACCTTGTAAACTTTGAATTGGAGTTAACGACTCCATCTGTTATCTACGAACAAGAGAAAGCCGCTCTTTGGACTGAAAAAACAAGTTTAGTTAGTTCAATGAAAGAGTTAAAAATGATTTCTCAAGAATGGATGTATAAAAACATCTTTAATATGTCAGATGATGAGTGGAAACTCGAACAAGCTAAAGTTATCAATGACTTAAAACTTGGTTTCAGACAAGAACAAATCGTAAATGAAGGTAATGATCCTGTTAAAACTGGTGAATCCTTTGGTACACCACATGATTTGGCTGTAGTATCACAACAACCTGCTGAAGAAGAGGGTGGTTCACCGGAAGGTGGATTTGAAGGTGCTGGTAGACCAACTGAAGGTGGTACATATGGTACTGATGATGCTAATATGGGTCGTGACCCGTTGGGTAAAAAGACCGATGTTGGTACTGATTCAGCATATCACACATTTAGAGGTTCGCCGAACACATTAGAGTCCTTAAAAAAGTCTATGAGTAAGGTTAAGACCAAAAAAATGATAATTGAATCGTTAAAAACTGAAGAAGAACCAAAAGAGTTTGATATGTTGGATGAATCTAACTTGTTAGACGATACGATTTGAGTATAAGTGTAATATTTATAAAGTAGAAACAAAAGAGAAAGTTTAAGATGACGAAACTTAAACATAGTAAATTTAAGAATACGGGTATCCTATTTGAATTACTCGTAAGACAAATCGCTTCAGACACATTAGCGGGTAAAGACTCTCTTGCCCTTGAAATTATTAAAAAACATTTCAAAAAAGGAAGCGAATTAAGTAAAGAATTGAAATTATATCAATCTCTGACAAAGGAAACCTTTGATTCACAATATAAAGCTCAAGAATTTGTAAATATTATTTTACAAGAACGTGGGTCGTTGACCGAGACTACTTTGAAGAGACAAAAATACAACTTAATTAAATCCATCAAAGAATCTTTTGTGATGGAAGACTTTTTTAAGTATCGTGTATCAAACTATAAGCAATTGGCTTCTATATACAAAGTGTTTGAGTACACACAATCGGTTTCACCAAAAGAATACGTTGATTGTAAAACGAATATCCTTGAAACCATCACTACAAAAGATGTAGAAATCATTTCAGAATCAGCAACTACCAAAGAATACGCTGAACAACCTAAAGAGGTTCGTATGTTGGCTTACAAATTCTTGGTTGATTCGTTTAATTCAAAATATACAACACTTTCAGAATCTCAAAAAAAGGTACTTCGTAATTATATCAATAATGTCGATAATTCTAACAATTTGAGAAAGTTTGTGTTATCTGAAGTTAAAAAGTTAAAGTCCGAATTTGCTAAAGTAAAGGTTACTGATAAGGTTGCAAGTATTAAGGTAAATGAGACTGTTAATTTAATTGATAATATTTCAAATTCAAAGGTAATCAACGAAAATCAAATTTTATCGTTGTTAAGATACCATGAATTGTTACAAGAATTAAGGAGAGTATCTAATGTCTAAATTTTTATTAGAACAACTTGACTTAAAATTTAAGCAATTCGAAGAAGAAGAGCTTGAAGAGGCAAATGTCACTGGAAATATGGATGGTGGCGCTGGACCCCCACGGACTCCGAACGCATTTGCCAAATCACAAGATGAAGACGATTTAGACACAGACCACATTGAGGTGTTGGGTTACAAAAAGTCCAAAAAAGAAAAGCAACACTTTGAAGCTATTTCTCGTATGGAAACTCAACTTGAAAGTCTAATCGAAGCCACTTATAGGGCATATAAAAAAGACGAAACACTTTCTGCTAAAAAGAAAGTGAATTTGGCTATCAAAGAAATCAATCGAAAATTGTATGAGGTTGAACAATTGGTAAACCAGAACACAAAATTAAAAACCGAAATGGGTGTAGACCAAGGTCAGTATTGGGAATCAACTAAAATGAGATTTTCAAAGATTTCGGAAAGAATGTTAAAGATTTCTCGTAAAATTAAAGAATTGGGTGCTTAATATGTCTTGCGGATGTAACAAAAATAAAAATTTAAAGGAAGCTCTTGAAGTCGATGACCTTGAGCAAGTCCGTTATATAATCCGTAGAGAAATTGCAAGAATATTCTTTGATTTATATCGTAAAAGACAAGTTTGGGAGAAATAATGAAACAATTATTAATAGATGTTAGTTTATTTGAGATTACACCTCAAATGTTGAAAGAATCACACGATAAAAGTGGTAGATTCATTGTAAGTGGTGTACTTCAGAGAGCTAATGCTAAAAACCAAAATGGTAGAGTCTATCCCAAAGAAATCCTTGAACGAGAACTCGAAAAATACAAGGGTAGAGAGATTAGAGAGAATAGAGCTTATGGCGAACTCGACCACCCTGAATCATCGGTAGTTGAATTGAAGAATACTTCACATATCATTCGTGATGTGTGGTGGAATGGTGATGATGTTGTTGGTCAGGTGGAAATATTAAATACACCTGCTGGTAAAATCTTACAAGAACTGGTTAAGGCTGGTTGTACTGTTGGTATTTCATCAAGGGGTATGGGTTCTGTTAAACAAATCAAAGAAGATGGTACTGTTGCTGTTGAAAACGACTTCGAATTGATTTGTTGGGACTTTGTATCAAATCCATCAACTCAAGGTGCTTTTTTGAGACCTACAAATGAAGGTGTCATTAAAGAAAGTGTTCAAAGAAAACAAACTAATTATACTAAAGCTAATACCATCATGAGAGATATCATTTGTGAAGTTGGTGGTTATTGCGAATGTGATTTTGGAGTAAAATAAAATGAAAATGATGTCATTATTAAAAGAAGATGTTAGTAAATATACTAATGCTGGTATTAGCAAATTTGCAGTAGCGATTGCTTCATTAACTACAACAAGACCTGATGCAGTTCAAAAATTCGTTGATACTAACGAGTTGAATATTGAAAAATTATACCAATTTCTTAAAAAAAGTAAGCTAGATGGTAAAATGGATTTTGTAACTGCACTTGTAGGTAAACCTAATAATCCTATCCAAAGGAAAATGATTAAAATGTTTTCTGAATCAGTAAACGAAGAACAAGACCACGAAGTGAAAATGTCTCAAAACTCATTAGATTCAATTATCAAGTACGCTACTGAATTGAAGCAAAAAATGGGTGAGATGGAAAAAGATATTCCTGCTTGGATTCAAGACCACATCACTAATGCTGAAAACTACATTTCACAGGCATCTTCAAACTACCATGAATATAGTGGTGTTAATGAAAACTCAATCAATGAAATGAACCCAGCCGTTAATAAACTTGTTCACAAACTTTTAAGTAAAGAATTGAATGGGTTACGAGTTGGTGGTGCTAATCACCAATACGCATTAATGCACATTTTGATTGGTGCTTTAAGAGACGCTAATTTCTCTGCAGCTATTAAGAATGTTCCAAAGATATTTCCTAAAGCTAAATACGAAGGTGACCCTATGGGTGAACAAGACCTTGAGGATATGTACGAATATGAAATCGGTCCAAAAATTGCTTCTATGGCAAAGTGGGATGGTAAGGATATCGTAGATGCTGTTGGGTTTTATGTATCAATGACAATTGGTAGACCGATGGGTCAGAAAGTTGAACAACTTGTTGAAGGAAAAAAATGAAACTAAAATCATTACTTGAATCTAAAAAGACAATCAACGAAGCTTCTGAAGTTAAGTTCAACGAGATTGACCAACTGAAACAAAAACAAATCAAAGCATTTGAAAATGTTATTGGTGGTAAACACACTGCTATCTTTGATGGTATTCACGGAATGATTGTGGATATCAAAAAACCATCAATGGGTGGTTCATATAGATTTGATTCAGCCGACCTCAAACAATTATTGGCACTCAAGATTCGTTGGGTCGAAGGTGATAAAGATGGTGTTTCAATCGGATTTTAATTTTAAAACAAACGGATAATAAAATGAAAAAGTTAAAAGACTTATTAAAAGAATCTCAAGAATTAGATTACCGCAGAATGAATGTTGGTGAAGAAGATGCTCAAGGAATGACCAAAGAAGAAAAACGTGCATTCGTTGAAGCCGTTGCTGCATATCGTCAATTAGGTGAGATGATTTCTCACAAAGGTAATCTTGCTGAAATTCACGATTCAATCAAAGGGATTGTTGAAAACGCAAATTCAATTACTTTAAAAGAAACTGGTGATTGGTTTGATAGAGTAACTGTTCAGAGACACATGAAATCTATGAATGAATCATTCAAGGTTTTCTCAAACACAATCAAAGAGGTTTCTACTTTACAACAACGAATGGAATCTGCTTATGATGAGATTGGTGAAGTTCTTGGTAAATACTATGAAATCAAAGAAGGTAACGAGTTTGGTGCCGAAAGAGCAAAAGCTATTGCTGCTGGCGAAGATTCGTTTGAGGTTGATGGTAAGTCATTCAAAGTGACTGGTGTTGATGATGAAGACAAAAAGAACGCTGAAGAGTTTGCTAATGAGTCTATGAAGTTGACTTCTTTATTGAAGAAAGAAGAACTTAAAGGTAACCAAGACAAAATTGATTTTGACGATGATGGTGAAATTGAAGCATCTGACTTGGCTGCGTTAAGAGCCGGTAAGAAAAAAGATGAATCAGTAAACGAAGGTAAGAAAAGATTCAAAACTGGATATGGTATTGGTAAAGCTAAATATGTAATCTCTCACCACAATGGTGTTGATAAACATGATGATGGTAGTGATTTCTATGGTATCTCAATCTATAATAACCAAAAAGATTTTGAAAAAGGAAAGCAAGATTTTTTATCAAAAGGATATGTTGCCGAATCAGTAAACGAGGCATTTAGTGATAATAAAAACCTTAACTACATAATGAAGGGTAGAAAAGTTACAAATGTGGCGTATGATAGTGATTTTGGATTTGCTGTTATTTTGGATAATGGTAAATATGTTCTATTTAATACACATAGTGCTAGACCAGGTCAGTCAAAAGATATGGAATTTGAATCAGTAAACGAAGGATTATCACCAGAGATTGCAAAACACATGAGTTCTATTCATAAAGGATTTGTTTCGGTAACCATGGATGGTGTAATGGTTTATGAAACCCCAGCTGCTGCTAAAAAAGCTTCTGACTTCTTAAATTCAAAACAAATCGCAGCTACAGCCAATGGTAAAACATTATATATCGAATCAGTAGTAAAAAAATCTAATATTAACGAAGTATCAGCTGCCACACTCTTAAAGTCAGTTGCTAAAGGTGAATCTTCTCGTGTTCAAGGTGTGAAGATATCAAAAGCAATGGCTGAACACTTTTTGTTTTGGTTGCGTACATCTCCTTATGGTAAAAAGTATGATTCATTACCATTCCATATGTTGTTTACTGCTGCTTTCAATTGGGGACTTCATAGATACATGGACCCTGCTTTGAAAGGTGAATATGAAACATTGAAAAAAGTTGCTATTGAAATGGAAAAGAAACGCCGTGAGATGAAAAAACAAATGGCTAATAGCATCGCTCCCAAAAGAAAGTAATAAAATGAGTAATACCGACATACTACAACAATTATCATTGGATTTTTCAAAGTTTATAAAAAACAATCTATCTGATATTAAAAAGTTAAGTCCTCAACAACAAAAACACATTGGTGGGTTGTTCATGGATTTTAAAGATGGATTGGATTCTATAAGTGAAAATACCGATTCAGTAAACGAAGCATATTGGGACCAAAAACGAAACGATACTGTTAGAAAAACTATGCCAGGATATGTTGGAGTTAAATTTGCTAAAGTTGCTTCTGAAGAAGATTTGGATTTGATGATTCGTTTAAAACAAGCAAATTCAGAACACGCTAACGCAATGTTACCAAATATAAAGTCAATGGACTACTTGTACAAAAAATACAAAATCAGTTCCAAAAAAGGTATTGAACAATAAACAATTGATTTTATAAAAAAGATTTTCATATTTATATACACCTATCAGTAACATGGTAGGTGTATTTTTTTTAACAAGAATTTATGAATAGAAAAAACGACAATTTTAAAAAGAAGAAAAAGGGCCGTAAGGATGATATGTTCATGTACGGAAACGCCCTTGGTGTGAAAGTAGTGGATGGTAACTTGGAAGCTGCCATTCGGTTATTAAAACGAACTGTTAAAGATAGTGGTATGATGGATATCTTACGAGATAAGAAAGAATACACTAAACCAACAACACTTCGTAGAAAACAAAAAGAAGATGCTCAACGCAGAGAGTATATTCGAAGAATAAACGAATAATAATGGTAAACACTTTATCGTTTCAGAAAAAGTAACCCTATTTATTTTAAAAATATCACTCCCCAATGAGTGATTACTATTATTTGAAAAAATATTCAATTAAGATTCTCAATAATCTTATTATCCAAAAAGCTTAATTTAGGAGAAAAACAAATGAAATCAGATTTGTTAAAAGAAGCTATCGCTGATGCCAAAGCCGTTAAGGAAACTGCATTAGCTAACGCTAAAATGGCTCTTGAAGAAGCATTTACTCCAAAACTACAATCTATGTTGTCTCATAAGATTGCTGAAGAGTTGGAAGAGGAAGACGAAGAAGAAGTTGCTGACGAAATGGACGCTGCTGCTACTATGGACGAACCTGCTGAAGACGAAATGGCTACTGAAGAAGACGAAATGGGTGTTGAAGAAGAAGAGGAAATGTATTCTGAAGAGGGTGAAGAAGACATGACAATGGACATGGATTCTGAAGAAGATGGTGAAGAGTACGATGTTACTGGCGACGAGGAAGAAGAGACTGAAGAAGACGATTTAGACCTCGAAGCTGTAATCAGAGAACTTGAAGACGCTATGGCCGGTGAAGAAGAAGTTTCTGAAGAAGATGAAATGGGTGAAGAACCTGTTGCTGAAGAAGAAATGGAAGACGAGCCCGTTGCTGAGGAAGAAGAACTTGATATCAATGAAATTATCAGAGCCTTGAAAGAAATGGATGGCGAAGAAGAGACTGTTGAAGAAGAGGAAACTCAAGAATCATGGAACGAGGAAAAAGAAGAAGAATTGGCTGAAGCTTACAACGTTATCACTTCTTTGAAGAAAACCATTAACGAGGTGAATCTTTTGAACGCTAAATTGTTATACACTAACAAATTGTTCAGAACATTCGACTTGAACGAAAATCAAAAGATGAAAGTTATCGAGAACTTCGATAGAGCTGCATCTTTGAGAGAAGTTAAATTAGTTTACGCTACATTGGGTGAAAACTTAAATGTTGCAAGAAAAAACAAAACTGTTGTAAAAGAATCACTTGCTTCTAAACCTATGAAGTCATCTGCTCCTAAAAAAGAAATTCTTTCTGAAGGTGCTGCTGTTGCTGAAAGATTTAAGAAGTTAGCTGGTTTAAACAAATAATTTAAAACCAAAAGAAAAAAGGAAAAATAAGATGAAAATCAATAACATTTTGAATGAATCTGCTGGTTTCAACAAAAGAATGACCGAAGAGACTAAAGGTATCGTAGCTAAATGGGCTAAGACCGGTCTTTTGGAAGGTATCAAGTCTGACTTCGAAAGAAGTGGCATGGCTACTTTGTTGGAAAACCAAGCAAAACAATTGGTATCTGAAGCTTCAAGCACAGGTACTTCTGCTAACTCTGAAGAATGGGCTGGTGTAGCTCTTCCTTTAGTAAGACGTATTTTCTCTGAAATCGCTGCTAAAGAATTCGTTAGTGTACAACCTATGAACTTACCATCAGGTCTTGTATTCTATTTGGATTTCAAATATGGTACAGGTCAACCTGGTTTCACTACCGGTTCTGGTAAAGATTCACAAGCTGACTCTGTATTCGGTATCACCGAAACTGGTTCTGCTGCTGTTGGTGGTCTTTATGGTGCTGGTCGTTTCGGTTACACTATCAACGAAGCTAGTGCACAACTGAATAAAGCTGCTAACTTGACTACTGCTGCTAACTTTATCACTGGTTCTGTAACTGATGCTGATATTGATTACGATACAGCGTTTTCTCAATCAGTATTGGTTGGCGCAACTGGTGTCATCAAGGTACAATATTCAGCATCTCGTGACTTGACTGATGTTGACCTTGAAGGTGTACGTGCGTTCCAACTTTACTCAACTTCATCTGCTATTGTTAACTACCCACAATTCACTAAAGTGAATGCTCAAGGTTTGGTAACAACTATCGTTAAAGTTGCTGACCCATTATCAATCAATGGTGTTAAATACCAAAAACAACCGACTGACATCACTCGTGGTGACTTCGAACAAACCACTTCAGGTTTCGCTGCAAACCCTGAAACTGACCTTGGTATTCCTGAATTAAACGTTGAGCTTCGTTCAGTTCCTATCGTTGCTAAGACTCGTAAGTTGAAAGCACAATGGACTCCTGAATTTGCTCAAGACTTGAACGCTTACCACTCAATTGACGCTGAAGCTGAATTGACTTCAATGTTGTCTGAATATGTATCTCAAGAAATCGATTTCGAAATCTTGGATATGTTGATGCAGAACGCATTGACTACAGGTTACTGGTCAGCTAAAGTTGGTTACGAGTGGAATGGTTCAGGTTTCGCACAATCAGCTGCTAACTACACTGCTTACATTCAAGGTACTTGGTTCGCTACATTGGGTACTGTACTTCAGAGAGTTTCTAACCAAATCCATGCTAAAACCATGAGAGGTGGAGCTAACTTTATGGTAGTATCTCCTGATGTTGCTACAATCCTTGAGTCTATCCCAGGATATGCTGCTAATGGAACTGGTGCTGAAATGTCATTCGCTATGGGTGTATCACAAGTAGGTTCGTTCGCTAACCGCTACACTGTGTACAAAAACCCTTACATGACTACTAACCAAATCTTGTTAGGTTTCAAAGGTGCTCAATTCTTGGAAACTGGTGCTGTATACGCTCCTTACATTCCATTAATCATGACTCCTTTGGTGTATGACCCGAAAAACTTCCAACCTCGTAAGGGTGTTATGACTCGTTACGCGAAGGAAATGATTCGTGGTGAGTTCTATGGTAAGGTATACGTTCATGGTCTTGAGACTTTGGGCGCCTAATCATTAGGATAACTGATTTTTGAAGAAGGGGGTCGATTTCGACCCCCTTTTTTATTGCCATAGGGATATTTATTCTTATAAAAGAAGGTTTACGAAAATATGGAGAACAATATGCCCGACAATATTCAAAAAAGAGTTCCGAAAAATGATATTAAGTTTTCGATAACCTTATCTGACGAACAGAAAGCTGCAAAAGCACAAATAATCGAGACTCCGTTTAATTTTATTATTGGTAAAGCCGGTAGTGGTAAGACGTTGCTCGCCTGTCAGATTGCATTGGATTTATTTTTTAAGAGACAAGTTAATAAAATCATAATGACACGACCCACTGTATCAAATGAGGACAATGGGTTTCTTCCTGGTTCATTGGAAGAGAAATTAGAACCATGGTTAGTTCCAATTCGTGATAATATGAGAAAAGTTTACAACAAACCTGATATTTTAGAAAGAATGGAAAAGGATGGTAACCTTGAGTTGGTTTCATTGACCCATTTTAGGGGTAGAACGTTTGATAACGCTGTGTGTATTGTTGATGAGTTTCAAAATTTAACAAAACAACAACTTCAGATGGTATTGGCTCGACTTGGTAAAGGTTCTACCATGATTTTATGTGGTGATTCCCAACAAATCGACTTAAAATATCAAAATGATTCCGCAATCCATGAAGTTCCTAAACTAAAGGGAAGTAAATACGCTTATACTGTTGTTCTTAAAGATAATCACCGACATGAAGCGTTAGATGACATATTAATGTTATTGGCTTCATTTTAAAATCAGTTCCGTATAAATCTTACTATTTATTTAGAGATAGTAATACAAATTATATGAGGAAAACATAATGCCGGATTACAGCGGTTCTTTTAGCGGCTCTTTTCAAGGGACAATTAGTGGTTCACTACTTGGTAGCGGTATATTATCATCGTCTACTCAAATAGATTTTACATCTATCCCAAATAAACCTGCGCAAAATCAGTACATAACTCCGTTTCAATCAAATCAGATACGAGCTTTAACTGAATTTAAACAAGGTAGTGTTTTAACGCCGGGAACATTCCCATACTTCTCTGCCTCAATGCAAGATAGAGTTGTATCTGTATCTCAAAACGTAACAACACTTTCAAGTTCAATATTAACGACTGTATCTAATTTATCAAGCTCTATAGCTTCAAGAATGACTGCTATTGAACTTGATGTTGATGTCACAGGTTCAGATGCACAAAATCTATCATTTAATTCATCAACATATGCGCTTAGTATATCAAATGGTAATTCGGTAGATTTATCAAGTTTAGCTGGTGGTGGTAGTGGTGGTTCTGGATTAGCAATCACCGCATCATATACGGGTAGTGTTTTATCACAAAATATTAGAAGTATTGATTTTACTGGTAGCGGTGTTAGTGTTACAAACGTTGGTAACGCAATAACTGTTTTAGTAACTAGAGCTGATAGTGTATCTAATGCAGCAACCGCTTCTTACATTAGTCCAACGTTTATATCCGCTTCGGTTGCTGCTGCTGGGTTTGGTGGTGGTTCTGATGCTGCTTTATCTCAATCTACAAACCCATTAACAACTTTCGATGGAAATCGTGTTGTTTCTAATACAAGTTTGCCTGCTGGTATTTATAATACTAATTTTGGTACAAGTGGGTCACTTGCTAATTTTATTGAAAAAGTATTTTTCCCAAATAGTGTTCCTGTAATTACAACTACCGGATTTACAATTCAAGAATTTGAAGCAAGCGGTTCGGTTGTGGGTACAGTATCTGCTACTGATGCTGAAGCTCAATCTATAACATTTAGAACATCAAGTTTATATACTGCTAATTATTTTAGAATATCATCCGCTGGTCAAATTACATTAAATACAAAATCGACATCATCAATGAACACGGATTCAACTCCAGGTTCAGGTTCTCATCCATTTTTAGTTGAGGCCGTTGATACATTTAATGGAGTCGGTTCTCAAACAATTTATATTCGTGTTAACCCAAATACGGCTCCGGTTTGGAGACAAACCTCAACCAATGGTAGTATTATTACCAGTTATACCGCATCGCTCAACGAAAATTCAGCACCTGGTACTAAATTTACTGTTTATTTTACTGATGCTGAAAATGATACAATTACTATAAACGCATCATCAATACCATCAGCGTTCTCCGCTACAATTAATCCTACGAACGTTGTAATTAGTCAAGTAACCGCTTCGTTGGATTATGAGGCAACTTCAAGTTATTCTTTCACCATGACAGTGCAAGACCAACACTATACAAGTGGTGATGATACTACGTCAATTACATCTCTACCGGTATTGATTCAAGTTACCGATAACATAAGTCCAATAGTTAATAATCAGACTTTAACTGCTATAAATGAAAACTCATCAAATGGTACTACTGTTGGTTCTATAACTGCTACTGATTCTGAAGGTGACACAATTGTATTTAGTAATTTTACATTATTATCAGCTTACCTGAATTCCGTTGGAACAAACGTAACATCATCATTAGGTGGTACTTCATTATATGACCCACACGCTGACCCATTCCAATGTTCATCGGGTGGAACTGTAACTCGTAAAAATGGTGTGTATTTAAATTCAGATGTTGCTGATAGATATGTTTACTTGGTAACTATTAGTGATGCCTATAACACTACAACCGATACTGCCGAAATAACAATACCAATTGACGCTGATGCTTCTTCAACTATTGGTTCTGATACACAAACATATTATATTGTAGAATCTGCTGTATCTGGTGCTGATTTAACTACAAATACAAATGGATATACCGCAGGTAGTGTTACATTTTCGTCAGCAGTATCTCAAATGTGGAAAGTAAATAGTGTTCCTGCTGGATATGTTAGATTTACTAACGGAACTACTCAATATACAGGTTCCACCTCACTTGGTCTTGAACTTGCTAATAATATAAGTGGTTCTATATACACATCGGGCTCTACCTTACAAATACAAATTACCGCATCTGAAACTTCATTTGAAACTACAAAACAATATAGAACTCATACATTAAAAGTGACTCCAAATTTGGCATATGGTGTTACATTTAGTACGGCATCATATAGTTCAAACTGGAATACAAACGGAGCTAGACCAAGTAACTATTTGGCCGTAATATCATTTGGGGAATATCAAGTAGGAATTGGTGACACTGTAAACCATTCAACTTTCCAATTAGTATCATCTTCTGCCGGATTTAGTAGACTTCAAAGTGGTGATAACTATTATATTTACGCCAACTCAAATATTTCAGCTGGAACTTACACGTTTAGTGCTAGTATTGCCGATAGTTTCGGTAAAATTGGTAGTAGTTCCGCTACATTCACAGTAGCACAAGCATCGACTGGCTCTCTTACTACAAACGGAACATTCTATGTAATTGAAACTGCTAGGAGTGGTGCTTTTATTTATACAAGTACAAATGGTAGAACTGGTACTCAAGGTGATTTGGGTGTTACTTACTCACCACAATACAATTCGGCCGCAGTTGCTTCATTTACATCATCAAACGCACTTGTTAGTGTAACAACTGCTGGTGCTTTGTCGATAGGACAAAATGTGAGTGGGTCGTATACTTCGGGCCAAACTTTTACATCAACTATAACTTTCCGTGACCAATACAATAATATTGGTAGTGGTAGTATTACAATTAACGTTGCTCCGAATAGTGTACCAACTGCATCATTTACTCCAATAGCTGCAAACTTAACCGCTTCGATATCAGCAAATACCGGCCTTATAAGTGCAAGTATAAGTGATATGGAAACTGATACTCCATTCTCTATGTCATTGGGTGGAACGAATGCTGCTGATTTGTATTTAGTACCACAAAACGCAAATTCATCATCATATGTTATAAAGAATGTATCTACAATATCAACCGGACAAACATTGACATACGATGCTACAATTAAAGATGTTCATGGAAAAACACGAACATACTCATCAAACACGATAACTATCGCAGACCCCGTTGCTCTTGTTTATGCTTATGGTTGGAGTGGTGGTTCTGCCGCAAGTGAAGCTACGGCTATTGCATCTTTAGGTGATAATGGGGCTGATGGTATTGCTATTGATAGTGGTTCGGTAATTGCTATGTTCCAAAGTGGTTCGTTGGGTAGTACGTTTACACCATCATATATTGGTGGCGCTTGTACCCTATATAAGAGTTCATCATTGACAAACCTGTCAGATACATCTGCTACCGGATTGTCAACACTTGGATACTTGAACTTTAGTTCGACCTCACAGCGAGTTTTAATATTATTTGCTTCAGCTTCTAATTTAGGTGGTAAGCCGGCTTCTATGTATGATAGTGCTCCGCCTGACCCAACGGGAACTCCAAACGAATACTATGTATATGCTAAAGATGCTGCTATTCCTGGAACAATGGGTACTGGTATTTACTATTTTAACTTACAAACACCACATCAAGGTTACTCTCGTTGGGGAATGATTTTCGGTGAAGGTAAAAACAATAACAACACAAGATACTATTTGATGCCAGATTCGGCATCTGCACCATAAGGAGACAATATAGAATGGCAACTACAGTAGGCGATATTTATATTAGAGGTGGGCTATCCGGTTCATTCACCGATATTAGTTATGTACAAGGTGGTTGGATTACTGTTGCGTCATCCTCTACCATGTACTCCCTATACCATGACCGATTAAAAGATGGTCAAATTATATACATTCAGAATTCGGATTCATTATATAAGGTAACAAAGTATATTGCATTTGAAACCCCTGGATATGGTGGACTTATTGATTCTGCTTCGTTTACATCATTTACCTTTCCAGGTGGTGCTGTGGCTGGAACTATATCAAGTTCTGCTCAAATTGCATCTGATATAAGTGGTGCTTTTGTATCTTTATCATCATCAATTGCTTCAAGATTTGATACACTTGGTGGTGTTGGTGGTATATTTGCATTAACAGGTTCATTCTATTCAACAACAAACAACATTCAAATAACAGGTTCACTGTCAGTATCAAGTGGGTCTTTCGAAGGATTTAAAGTTGACAATGTTGGTAGAACAATTATAGGTGATAGTTCAAACTTGAATTTACAACCAATTGAAGGTGGAATATTATATTCTTCATCATTGTTTTATTTAGGAATGTAATATTTATTCTTGTATACAAAACACATATGTCAATTTTAATCGATTAAAATAGGAGAAATTTAAATGGCAACATGGAAAAGAGTCATAGTATCAGGCGATAATGCTTCATTATTGAGCTTCGCTGGTACTGGTATTTTGTCTGGGTCTGGCGCTGTGACCGCCGTGAGTGACACGACAACAATTGATTTAACACTATCAAGTGGTACTATTAGTGGTGCTGTAGTATCCGGTTCAATTGACCAAGGTCAGTTAGCTACTGCTGCTGTAATAACTGCTAAAATTGCCGATGGTGCTGTTACAAATGCTAAAATTGCATCGTCTTCAGTTGACCAAGGTCAATTGGCTGCTGGTGCTGTAATAAGTGCTAAAATTGCTGACAACGCTGTAGTAAGTTCTAAAATTGCTGCCGGTAACGTAGTTGCTGCTGCATTGGCTACTGATTCTGTAGAGACTGCCAAAATTAAAGATTTAAACGTAACTACTGCTAAGATTGCTGACGCTGCTATTACGAATCTTAAAATCGCATCATCTTCAGTTCAAAACGGACACCTTGTAGCATCTACTGTTACTATCGGTTCTACTTCAGTAACCCTTGGTACAACGGCTACATCGCTTGCTGGTTTAATAAGTGTAGCTTCGGCTAACTTCGTTGGTAACTTAACAGGTTCTGCTTCAAATGCTACATCGGCTTCCTTTGCTACATTAGCAATGACCGCTAACTCGGCTACAAGTGCTACAAGTGCTACATCGGCTTCTTACGCTAACTTGACAAACGTAAATGGTGATATCACTGTTACTGCTGCTGGTACTGCTACAATTGCTAACTCGGCTGTAACTACTGCTAAAATTAACGATAGTGCTATCACGAGTGCT